GGCGATCTGAGGCATGATCATCCGTCGGCGTATGCTAGCATTCCTCGGCAAATGATCTAGCTCTCAGCCCCCGTCAGGGGGCGTCGAGCGTTTTATCCCTATCGACGGCGTTCGGGGTCAATCCACCCAATCGGGAGGATATGGGGCATTCCGTCCCTTCTGGCGTCAAAGAGATCATTGTCCGTTTTGACCCTGATCGCCGTTTTCCAGGCGATTTGCAGCGAATCGATCCCTTCGTCCGTTGTGTGGAAATGCCAACTCGGCATGATCAGTGTCGGGAGATCGGCGTCCCATACGGGGATTACGTGTACTGATCGTCCCGCACGATGATCAGCACGGCATTTCTTGTTGGGTCCCGTGCAGTGATCGGAGAGTGTCATGATTGCGGGGAATCCCTCATCGTTTGTCATACCCCCATTCTAATGCATGCGCGCGACGCCGTCAATCCCCATACACTGTCAAAACGGACGGGTTTACAAGATCTTTTTGACGGATGTTTTAGTCCCTATGACGGGAGATGATAGCATTATCCTATACCACCCCATACAACCTATACGGAAAGGATGTCACCAATGTCCGTTTTGGAAGCAATCGCCGGCAACATGGCAAATGTCCGATTCCGTCGATCTATCCGATACTTCCAGGTTTGGGATGGTACGACATCGGGGAGCTTTTCCAAAGTCCATTTTTGCTACGTTTTTTGATACGCGTCGTCGTCCGTCCGGCCGATCGCGAAAAAACTCTGTCGAATCTCGATGGAATTACCCCGTCAAGATCATTTATACATTCCACCGTCAAGATCAGACCGATCATGAACGTCAGAAGCGATTTTGGATCATGAAAAAGTGTCTTGACGTGTGTTGATGATCCGATCATGCGCCGGCAAACAGCAATGAGCAGGAAAGGTGTCGACTCCCCAACGGACTATATAGTTCGGGGATATTTCCTACGTGGTTTCCTAGACAACTTGACAGAGCTTTCCTGGCAAAATCGTGGTAGACTCTGGCATGTTTTTACCCCAGGATCGCAGAAATATCCCAGAAAAAACCTCAAAACTTTTCGTTGCAAAGCCTGGAAGAATTTCTCCGCGAAATTCAAAGGAAATTTCCCCGAAAATCCTCGAGTCCTCCACGGAGTGTTAAAAAGAGCTCCAGTCGGCTTTTGGCACAGATACAACGTAGGAACACAAACAACAGTAAACGTTGGAAGTGATGTGGAGCTAATTTAACCCTTCCCGAAACCACCTATCAAACCATGACACGGACCGCAAGTCCGATTATCACGGAAAATCCCCGAAGCACGCGGCACCACAGTGTACAAAACCCGGACCCTCAACTCATCCCACGTCGATCAACCTAACCCCGAAATCACGGATCAGTACCTCATGTAGACATCACTCACAATCCCAACCATCAAGATCACTAACGGCACAATCACCGATCGACTCATCATCGAGTCGCAATCAGATGATCTCCTATCATACCTATAAGCACGCTCTAAAGGCGCGGATCAGCGAGTCAATTAATTCTATCAGCCCACTGATTGCCCGCGCCTTAGGAGAGCTTCCAAAACGATTGACGGTTAGTCAGTAGCCGTCACACTCAAGTCGGTTCCATCCCGAGGACAGTAGCGCCACTCGGGCTTCGTGATGATTCCACACGAACCGCATCGAGTCGGTTCAACTCCCCCGACCCCGTCAGAGCCACCCGACAGCATCATCTCGATTTCCCGAGCAATCTGTCGAAGTCTCTTGTCGATGGTCTGCTTGGCGTCAAGAGCCTTCTCGTCCATGACCACGAAGCTCTTCTTGTACCGCTTTCCCCCACCCTGAACCGTCGGTCCAGCGCCAGTCTTCCTGACTGCGGTTTTGCCGACCTTTGCCCCATCGATCTGAGCATCATGCCGACTACTCTCGCCAGCGTCGGATTTGACGGCGCGGGTGAACATCTCTCCGTATGCCCTTATGAACCGCTGGGGCAAAAAGTACATAACCTCCATGGAGACCTGTGCGTGTGGGACGCCAGCCGCCGCCCGAATCTCGGCGATGCGAGACCGGACGGCGTCATCGTGCTGAGAGGACAAAGCCTCAACCTCCGTGCTATTCTGTTCCCGAACCCGCTGTTATCTACTTCTGCTACTTCTACTTGCGGGTGTTCATGTACTGCTGGTAAGCCTTGTCCTGCGGCTGGATCTTGGTTTCCCCGGTTTCCCCGTTTATCGTGAAGAGCATCGTGGGGTCAGTCTGGGGCCGGAGATAGTACCAGATGGTGGCGGCGACCGTCAGGTAGATCCACCAGAATGAGGTTATGTTGAACCCCGTGATGGCCGCGGTGGTGAAGGTGGCGAGCGATGTCAGGAAGGCGCGAATCATCATGGTGGTACCTTATCGGCGCTGCCAGCCGGTAGCAAGGTCGGGTGGCAATTGGTTGTGGTGCCCATTCCTGTTTATCCTCGCCGAGGAGATCACTTTGTTGTTTTGTTGGTCGACGCGGCCCCGCGGAGCGGGGTGGCCGGGGGATCAATAAGGCAATAACGGGTTCCCACCGATGGCGAGGGAATAGTTGGTTGACATTGTTATAGTTGGTCATATTGACTCTAATACATGTTAGCTTCGCTAACTGTATGAGTAAATATGTGCGGGTGCGCGCGCGCTCGCGTTGAGGTCCTTAATATTGTTCTACATGTCGATGACCAACTATCCCCATGCGCGCGTAAGTGTAGTCCGATTTAGGTAGCTTGCCAGCCATTCACCGTCCTGTGAGCCTTGCCTTGAGCCTCGAGAGCTCGGAGCGACTTATAGGTTGGCCCATACTGTCGGTTGAGTTGGGTGGCAATATCGTTTGTGTGGAGGGTACCCCCTTGCTGCAGCAGATCCAGCGTGGGGTTGGTGCGGGCAGTTCGGGGTTTACGTCCGCGAGAAGTCGGCACAGGCTCTTTCTTGGGCTTTTCGGGCTCGAAGTAGGGGGTCCAGCCTCGATTATCCAACCCGCTGATGGTGTACTGTTTTTCGGGGGCAGACTTAGACTCGAACTCCATATGGATGGTGCCGGTTTTGCCGCGGCTCAGGTAGAGACTATCCTCAGCCCAGGCATGGTTCGCCGTGCCACCTAGCATTTTCTGTCCACCGCGACGAGTATCATTGTCCCCGCCACCTTTGCCCATATGGTGGATAAAGCGGAGTGAGACGGCGTGTTTGCGGCAGAGCAACTTAACGGGCTTGAAGATCTTGGTGGTCATGCTCTGGCTCTTATTCTCCTCAACATCGCCGGCAACGTTCATCAGCGTGTCGATGATAACCAGAACATATGGTACACCATCCATACCTGCCGTGAGAGTCTCATCGAGCCATTCCTGCCAGTGACCCTCACTGACGATGAAACCCTCTTGGAGGTAAATGTCGATGTCCGGGTCGAAGTTTCGGGAGTTGCCCGGTTCCCAGATGACATCGTGACCGTTGGTGTGGAGGCGCATCCGGTCAACGGTTTTGCTGTTCCACACCTTGCGTACCCGGCTTTTGACCGTGATCGCCGAGTCTTCTTCTTGGATGTAGAGCACTGGTCCAGGCTTCACAACCCGAAAGTAGTCCAGGAACATCGCCCCAGTGGCAACTGAAATGGCGAGGTCGAGGCCGAACCACGATTTGAATGACTTGGGTTGACCCGCGATAAACCCGACGGAACCTTCGGTGGCAATGCCCTCGACGAGCCACCGTGGCGGCTTGACGTCCTTGAGAAAAGCGGCGATGCGTGAGGGGCGATTCTTGGGTGCCTCCTCTTCCTCAATCTTCTCTGAGACTTCCGGATCGCGCTGATCGATGGCCTTCATCGCTTCGGTGATCAGGCGCTTGATCTCATCGCTGCGACCATCGAACTTATTCCACACCGAAGCCCGAGCGATGGCGACGATCTCCTGGACCGTGCAACCCGCATCGGCCAGGCAACGGATGAGATACCAGAGGTTTTCGCTTCGGTCGCCGGCGACGTGTCGGGCACCAAGCAAATCCCGAGCTCGCTGGTTCAACTTCAGCTTAACCCGAGCTTTGACCTTGGTGATATCGACCGCGTCGATCTCATCGGTCAGGATATCGCCGAGTTTATCCGCAGTGAGAGCTCCAGCAACTGCTGGCAGTTCCTTGAAGTCCTCGATGGAGTACATCGGCCCGCGGTCCCAAAGGAGTTTCCCGGGAGCCGGTTGACCGCGCTTCTTGTACTCGGGCTTGTAGTTAGGCCAACCCGGGAAACGCAGCAATTGGGTGGTGTCCCAACCGCTTTTGTCCGCACCGAGGTGATAGCTGAGTCGTTGGTTTTCGTTGCCAGGCCAACTAACACCCTGGAAGTCGCCCATGACCGGGTTGCCAACCCAGAGACCTTGATATCGACCAGGTGAGGTTTCCCAGGCGATCGTAGGCTTGAAGTCGGTTTCCCCATGCAGTTTCTTGGGATTGGCCTCGTCGAGGTCAGCCCACAAGGCATGTTCATCCATGGCGAGCTCGGTCTTGCGTTCGGTGCCCTCAAACAGTGAGGGACACCAATAGAGGTCATGGGTCTCATGAGCCTCCATGTGTTTCAGGATAGCCGCTTTCTCCTGCGGCCACTTGAAGGCACGGTTCTCATGAAACCCCGCCCGCCGTTCACCCGACCGAACCTGCTCCTCACGGTCGATGTGTGGAAAGAAGGCATATCCGTCTTGCTTACCCCACGCACGCGAGATAATACGAAGCGCTTTGGCGTGGTCGAGAGCTGGTTTCACAGACTTCCGTCCTCGTAAGCCGCGTAGAGCTTCCTCATGACCTCGTTGGTTGCGAAGGTTCGCGGGTTTTCCATGTCGGCGCGGCGATTACGACCCTTGGAGTACAAGAACTCCTTGAGCAGGAAAGCCTTGATCTGCTCCCAAAGCTTGTCTCGGCCGTCTTCCTTGCCCCGGTTGTAGGCTTTCACCAACCATTCATCCAGGGCATCCAGATCCTCGGGCATTTTCTCGGGCCGGACGATGGCCACAATCCTATCCTCACGTCAGTAGTTGGTTGGTCGATCTGTAGCACCCTATCAGACCAATCAACCATTTCCCATCTGCACGGGAAAGGCCTTGCCAGTAAGAGCGCTCGGTTCGTTGACAACCAGTACTGCCCAAGCATAGTATCAGTGCATCACCAAGCACCACCGACCGAGGGCATATACATGCTTACACTGCCTGAGCTCCTGACGGATCCTCGATACAAGGAGTTCTTCCTCACCGTTCCGAAGCTGGAGGTGAGGGCCGGTCAGAAACCCTGGCGCCTCATCATTCAGCGTGAGGCCGATGGCCCCTGGGCCAAGAAGGAGTTCGAGAAGTATGCCGATGCATTCCGATTCCTCCGACCTTACCTCCGCGGTGGAAAGCTACATGACGGCGCCATCCAGTCGCGAGGTGTCGCCTACGCTCCTCCGGCTCGAATCGTCAAGGTCACTAAGGGTGGAAAGCCCGTCATGGCCAAGTCGCCCGGCGGCCAGCTCGTTCAGAAAACCGCACTCGTCGTATGGAAGCCTCGAGTGCCCGCTTCCGAAGAAGCCCACATCTGGTGCACTTACTGCCGTCGTCCCACTGTCTTCCGCTGGTTTCGCACTCACCATCTCCTCCGAGGGACTGACATCGCCGACATCATCGACCCCTCCGACCGGCGTTGCACTATCTGTGGGGCACGTGAAGCGTTTGTCCGCAGTACGGCGGGTTCTGCCCGTCCAGTCGGCTACGACCCCCGAACCATCAACAAGAAGCTTCGACGCAATACTCGCTGATCTGAGGAACATACGCAATGAGCTCTTTGGCACCCCACACAACGAAGAAGCACCGGTGGGTCAGGTACAGCATCACTCCGGTGGACGTCATCGTGGACCCGTTCAGCGGGGCTTGTTCGGTCGTCGAAGCGCCGGAGTCTCAAACTGGGTCGCAGATCGGTTGCGAGGCGTGCGGGAATCCTTTGACCGACGGAACAGCCCCGACTTGCTGCTCGGGTAGCCTTGACGCCGGATAGTGGATGCACCATGATTGAGGCATGGGCAACAATGCCCTACCTCAACAAGGAGCCTCACCATGACGTTCTTGGCCTTCCTCATCCGGCCGGACGACACGAGTGACTGGATCACCTCGGACACCCGTCGGGGGATCATGGAACAGGCAGGCATTGAGTCCCCCGAAAGGGTGAACACCCCGATCACTAGAAGCAACAATGTTGTCGCGGTGGTCGACGACAATTCCCTCGAGACCGGCCGACCGAACAAAATGGGCCGTCTCCTTGCCGGCTACATCGGTGAGATCGCCGGCAACGTGATCATCATCTCCGAAACCATGTGCTACGACGATGACGACATCGGCCCGGGCATCGACTTCGTCTCGCTCACCAAGGATGGTGTGGACTACATCCAGCGGATCGCCGCCGCTTGGAAGATGGGGCCCATCTTCCCCTTCACCTGGCCCGAGAACATCAACACTCCTCCGGAGGTATAGTATGAAGATCATCGCCACGATCAACGTCATGATCGAGAGGGCCGACGGAGAGATCGAGGGATTCTCCTGCGAGATCCCTCAGCACTACGGCGACAATCCGAAGTTCGTGGTCGACGAGGCATCCGGCCTGGTCAGCGACGTTAAGAACCGGGTGCTGACCGCCATCGAGGCTGTCTATCCGCGCCAGACTTGATCCACACCACGGCCCCTGCTTCGGTGGGGGTCGATTGGTGTCGGCACAAGCCTTGACCCGTCATGCGGGAGAGAATAAGGTGACACCACCAACGATCGAGGAGGCACCAAATGCTTGGTCCCATCTTCCGCTGTGATGGTTGCTACACCTTCTTCATGAAGCCGAGGATCGTGCAGGACTGGTTCTGCGCGGAACTCGACGCCTGCCCCAACTGCGGTTCGCTCAACTTCGACTTCCAGGGCATCAGCCAGGGAGAAATCAACCTGGAGTTCTTCTTCATCTACGGGCTGAACTGGACGGAAACCGAGCGCATGGAGATTCGTCAGATCGCTGAGAGCCTGATGGAACCCTTCAACCCGCTTAGCCGAGAACTTTGACCGTCTCGTTCAATGCTGCCTCTTCATCGCACCTTGACTGTCGGAACGAAGTACTATAGCATCATTCCTACCATCGCACGATCCACCACCTACTGACCGAGGAGGGTGATTTCAATGACAGAACCTCGTACGTATTCCGCGAAGCAGGTAGCAACGCGGATCGGCACCGACGCCAAGCAGCTACGCAAGTTCCTCAGAGACCCGAACACCAAGTACAAGGCCGTTGGCCAGGGCGCTCGGTATGACTTCCCCGAGACTGACCTGCCGGCAATCAAGGCCGAGTTCGATGCCTGGAGCTCCACCAAGCAGCGCAGGAATCGCTCCAGCAGCACCAGCACCATGCCGAGGGCCCCACGCCTCACCCCGAAGCCCGAGGCGCCCAGGGAGCGAGCCAAGACTGCCAAGGCCCTTGCTGAGGCGGGCCTCACCGGCACCGCGCTGGATGACGATGACATCCGAGTTCGCGCCACAACCTCCATCGCCGAGCGAGCCAAGCGACACAACCTCACCATAAAGGGTGGCCGCTGGGTCGAGTTGCCCAAGCAGCGGGTCGCCGTGATGGATGATCCTCCACACAACGAGGAGCAGGCGGCGATGGAGTTCGCCGAGGCCGTGGGCGAGCTCAACCACTTCGAACCGGATTACGATCCTCTCGAAGACTAAAGTCGATCCAACTGGAAGGCGGCTCTTGCCAGGCCGCCTTTCGTGGTGTGTATCCGGCTATTGCGCGGCAAATCGGGAGGCGGTACTATTGCCCCATCACTTCGACCGAGGAGGATGGAATGACCCTTCACCAGCTGCCCGACCTCACCTTCCACACTCAGAGGTACTACATGACCACCGGCGCCGTCAACGGCGAGAAGATGATCATCTACGTCGCTTCTTGCAAGGAACAGGGCTGCAACTCCTCCCTGCGCCACCTCACCCGCCACGGTCGAGACCGCCTGGTGTGGGAGCACCGCAGGGAGCAGATCCTGACCAACCGGGTGGAGGTTCTCGGTCAGCTCTTTGATGACCAGGAACTCATCGACGAGATGGGTCGTCTCGCCAACAAGCACACTCACGACTTCTACAACTACCTCGCTGAGGTGGACAAGTACATGGTCGAGGTCGCCGACGTCAAGCACGACACCTGCAACGAACCCGAAAAATCCTGGACCGTCTACTACCAGGTCGGTTTCAGTGCCAAGGACGCCGCCGACCGGGTACTCAGTCGCACAATGGCTTACCAGCCCTAGGAGGACATATGCCGGCACCATATCCCCCGCTTCTTCGGGCTATGATCCGAAGGGATGTTCTTCGGGAATACCAGCAGGGTAAATCCCTAACCCAGGTAACCCGATACATCAAGAACAAGTACGGTCGGGGGAGTTATGGGGTTATTCAACAGATCGTCAAACAAGCCGGCATTGCCAGAGATCCCTGTTATCATCATAAGTAGCCAAGGCCCCGCTTTAGCGGGGCTTTTTGGTGTCACCCCCTGCATCATCGTGCATCACCATGCCTCAGAGATAGCTGGGATCAATTCTAATCGAGCGGCACCCCATGATGGGCCCAATTTCATGCACTCGATGAGCCCATCGCTTAGAGAAGCCATCAGGACTTGAGGCATTTCACCTTGACATCATGCCCCCGTATGCCCTAGTATCTAATTACTGACCAATTGACCCAATAGAAGGGTTGACATGGAACACGACAAGATCATCATCGACCGAGTCGGTCGTGAGGATGGTCCCGACATCCGGCTCATGTGGGAGCGCAATGACAAGCGCCCCGTGATGTTCCCGGAAAACGGTTGGAGCTGCTACCGTCAGGTCGAGGGTCGCGGCTGGGTTCGACTGCAGTCCATGGATGCCCGCACCGACATCCGACTGGGTGAGCAGATCTCCGCCTTCGTCTCACACCAGCTGCCCAGCATCATGCTCATCTCACTTGCCACCCACGCCTTGAGGGCCTGATGACACTTCGCATCCGGGACTCCATCACCGTCTTTCCCTGGGTCAGGGTCAACCTGAACACCCGATCGACCTCGGTGACCATCGGACCCAAGGGTGGTCCACACCTGACGATCAACTCTCGGGGCACCAAGACCTTCTCGATCCACCGTCGACTCTAGCTGAGGGGTTCAACCATGAAGATCCGCAGGGGTTGGAAGATCATCTGGCCGGACGGCACCGAATGGATCGGTGACTGCCCCATCTGGGCCAAGCAGGGGTACAACGCGGGTCACTTGGTTCAGCCCATCATGATCATGGGTGCCGGTCGGTGGCCTTGCGGTCACCAGCACTGACACCCTCGCGCCCCACCGGGTCATATCGACTGGGTGGGGCGCATTGGTGTTACTTGTCCTTCTTGATGATACTGAGTCCGATAATCGCCACGCAGATCACGATCACCAAGCCGACGATGGCAAAGCAGGCCACGATAGCGTCGGGTAGAGTCATGGTTGTTCTCCCTTCAGTATACGGATTGCCATGTTCAGCCCGTTGATCTCACCCTCGGCGATCGCCGCCGCGCGCGACGCTGTCCTGACCGGCCCATCAGGCTTTCGTGTGGAGATCAGAGTTTGAAGGTCGGCGATAAGCGCGGTGACCTCAGGCGTCCCTAGGATCATGCGGCGCTTGGCGGCAAGGTGCAATTCATCGACGATGCCCATTGCTTCCTTGACGCCGCAGACTACAACCGCAATGCCCTGTGAGGCTTGGATCGCCTTGTGCACGATGATCTGCCGAGCCGAGACGTTTTGCCGCTTATCCGGCATCTTTGTCTCGAATCCAACGAACCGTCCTTCCACACAGGCGAGGATATCGGGCAAACCGGTCATCTGCTCGGCGCTGCCGTGGACCTTGAAGCAGAAGATTCCGCGGGCTCTGAGGGCAGCCATGATGGCTTTGCTGATCCTGGCCTCAGGCTGAGTCGACATACATTCTCCAGTCGCTACAAGGATGGGCGGTCCGACCACCCCGAACCTTTGACCGAGGAGGGATTTGTGTGGTCGGACCGCCCAAGTTTTGCGTGCCTATCGTCTCATCTCGGACTGTGAGATGTCAAGGCGAAGTTGGAGGGTAGATCAGAGGTCGTCGAGGTCAAGCTCTTCCATCTCGTCATCCTCGACGGGCGCCGGCTTCTTCTTGCCGACAGCCTTCTTGGCGGGAGCAGCCTTCTTGGCGGCGACCTTCTTCGGCGCCGGCTCGGGCTCCTCTTCCTCCTCCTCGTCTTCCTCCTCCTCGCCGTCGTCGGTGTCCTCTTCCTCCTCTTCCTCCTCCTCGGTGTCCTCGGTGTCCTCGTCGGTGTCCGAGTCCTCGAGTTCGCTGGCGGGGAAGACCGCGGCGATGTTGGACTGCATCTTACCGTCGTACTCGTCGTCCTCGAGTGTGACGCCGATCAGCTTGTTGATGATCTTGGACGGGTCGACCCGGACCTTCTTCTTGGGCACCACGATGCCGGCCGCGAGGAAGAGGTTCCGCAGCTTCCAGAGCTGGTTCTCCTGGAGCTTGCAGTAGTACGGGAACTTGCGATCGGTGTGGGCCTGCTGGAGCTCCACGGTGTACAACCACTGGTGGATCCCGTCGGCCTTGGACGGCGCGTCCTGGACCTTCGTGACCTTCGCGAGGTAGTCGCCGGCGGGCACCCGCTTCTTGTTGAAGCTAGCACCGCCGTCCTTCACGTTGGTGAAGTCAACGACATGAGTCGTGACGGTTTCCTTCTTGTCCTGCGTTGCCATGTGTTGGCAGCCTTCCTCGGTCATGCGGTTGAGTACTTGATCACCCTATATGCCCGGGCAGCGCTAGAGCAACTTCCGGACGGCCCTTCATTCCTTACTTGGCAGCAACCTTCTTCTTGGTTGCGGGCTGTCCCTCCTCAATCAACTGAACCAACTTGGGGATCGTGGGCATCTTGACCATGTCGGGCAAGGTGAAGTCGGATCGGTAGCCGGTGTCATACTTCACCGACTCCCCAACCCAAAGCCGTCGCTGCACGACCATCTTCTCAGGGTTCCGGGCGCTCTCCACCTTGACGACGTAAAGTCGACCGATGACATCAACCAGTGAATTGACGTAGCCACGAACCCCCTTGGGAAGATCCGGGACGAACTCCGCAGCGGTCTCTTCTGCCTCCTCGTCCTCCTCGGCATTGAAACCGTCCTGCATCCGCTCCTGGGAGGTGAAGATGACCCCCTGCGGCAGGTTGTGGAAGTTGGTCAGCATGGTCTTCATGACCTCGCCGGCCTTACCGTAGTCGCGTTGCTGCACCTGACCGGGGATTCGGTCGATCGACCGTTCTTCCTGCAACCTCATGGTGTACTTCAGCGACATTTGGGAGAGCTTCGTGAGACCGTCGACCGAGACCCACTCATAGTTGTGATCCCCAGATCGGATGAAGTTGTAAGCCTCATCCAGGTCTTCCCACCTCTCGATGTGCCAGACGTGGGGGTTCTTGGTCTTCATGGTGTCGGTGCCGTGCTCGGGGTCCAGGATGAGTGTCTTTTCCACACCCGCCGAGCAGCTGAAGGTCGACTTGCCCTTCTTCTGTCGGGCGTAGATGTGGAACTTCGGCAACCGCTGGATGTCCGCCGGTCGAGTGATCCGACGTTTGGCGATGGCGCTGTAGTCTTTCTCAGCCATTCGCCGGCTCCCAGCGCGCCAGCGCCTCCATGGCAGTCAGGTCGGGAACAACCTGGTTGCTGTACTTCCCCGTGGTGGCGTTGGCGATCACTCGGATCGCGCACCACATGACGAACTTCTTGGGCAGCTTCCACACCAAAGCCATGGCGGCCTTTTCGGTGCGGCGCTTGAGGTTATACTTGAGCTCGAACATGGTCTCCCCTAGTGTTGCACTGACAGGATGGTGTGGGATGTTATTCCGGAGTACCCCTCTGCTCGCCAGCGCGGTCCTCGTAGTAATCCTGAGGGTCGCCGACCTTCATCGTCTTGCCCAGAATGTAGGTCGTGTTGCCTCCCATGAGCTCGGCGGTGCAGAGGTCGCGGTATGAGCAGGTGAAGGTGCACCCGCGATCCACGACCCTCTCTACGATATCCCTTTGGGTGAAGGGGTATCGCGCCATGCGTCGAGCGGTATGATAGGCTTCCGCGGCCACCCGCTTCAGCATACCCTCATCCTTCTCCAGAATGTCACGTCGGAAGAAGGGTGAGACCTGGGGCTCGCCGGGTACATAGCGATCCCCCTTGAGCCGGTTGGCAAACTCGACGTTGGCCCGGGTGATCTTGTAACCCCGTTCCTCTTTGAGTCGATTCAGAGTCTTGGTGTAGGTCACCCAGTCGGTGTCACCCAGCTTCAGCGACAACCTCGAACCATCCTTGAGCAACCGAGGTTCAGCCGGCGCCTTGGTCTTGAGGTAATTCCAGATGAAGCCCTGAACCTCGATGCCCATCTTCCGAGCTGCCCAGATATACAATGCCGACTGGGCATCGAGAAGTCGGAATGTCTGGTCAGGCAGAACTGCATGGGTCTTGTGGTCGACGATCCATAGGCCGAAGGCATTCTCGATCAGTGCATCGACCTTGCCCCGGTACAGGGTACCATCCGGGAAGTCAGCCTCGACCGTGAACTCAGTCTCAAGCACGTTCCAGGGATCAGCCTTGTAATGCCAGATATAGGACTCCATGAGTGCCAGGCACTCGGTCGGCAGATCGCCGTAGAAGTCCTTCTCCTCATCGAACAGTTCGTTGTACTTGTTCGAGAGTTCGGCATGTTTCTTTCGCCAGTCTCGACCGGCGTGGTGCTCCTCAAGCAGGTAGTGCATCCAGGTTCCGCGCTTGAGCGGCTTGGCCACCACCTTCGGCTTGAGTCGTTCCTGGTACTTGTACAACGCTTGACGGGGACACCGTCTAAACGTCTTGATCATGGAGTGGGTGACGACTTCCTTGCCCACTCGCTCATCATAGTAAAGCCCAGGCACGAGCAAATCCTCCTCGGTCAGTGATTAGTCGATCATATATGCCGAGAAGGAACTAGGCAAGGTTAGGCGGAATGACTCATGGTTCGCCGACCTCGATCTTGTTCCTGGGTCGTGTGGTGCCACGACTTGCAGAACTCGCAAGGGTAGGACCTCTTGAGTTCATAGCTCGGTCGACGCCGGTTCTTCTCCAGCATCTGCAGGATCAAGTCAGCCTGGATACGATCCTTGTACATCGGCTTACCAGTCGTCCTGCAGAGTGCCCGCTTTCGCTGCTTCTTAGGCATGATGGCCTCCTTTAGCTCATCATACCAATCTCTGGCTCAGTCGTCAAAGACTAGCATAAGCGGGGTGGTTCTGTTCCATCCATCCGCGCAATAGCTCTTCGTCATAGATAACCGAGGCATCCTCAACCTCATGGGAGTCACCCCAGTGTCGTCCCAGCTTCAGGTCAGCGATGATGGGAATGTCAAGCACGGTGCCAAACTTACGTCGAAGTGGATCGGGGTCTTCCATCGTGTTCTTGATGATGGGGAGTGCCCTGGCCAGTTCATCGTCTCGGATCTCGAAGTTGATGGCGTCATGAACCAGACCGATGCAGTGACCGGCGATACCCTCGCGCCGGAACTCCTCGTTGATGATCGTCATGGAGAGCAAGGCCATATCACTGGCGAAGCCCTGCACCGGCGAGTTGATTGCCTGCCTCTCTGCCTCAGCCCGGACCATCTTGTCAGGCGAGTAGATGTCGGGCAGGTGGCGCACTCGCCCAAGGGGTGACTGCACCCTCCCATGGTTGGCTACGAGACGTCGCTGACGATCGTGCCACCTCATCAGATCGGGGAAAAGCTGGAAGTAAGCTTCTCGATACCCTCTGGCCTCAGACTCGGTGAACACCGCACCGTAGTTGTTGAAGGCAGTTTCGATGAACTTCTTCCACCCCATACCATAGAGGAACCCAAAGTTGACCGGCTTACCGACTTTCTTTCGAATCTCCTTGGTAATTCGGTTCTTGGGCAAGCCGGTCACCGCCATAGCGGTGGTCATGTGGATGTCGGCGCCCTGGATGTACAGCTGCTTCATATGGCGTTCATTGGCGATAAACGAGGCAATACGAAGCTCGATCTGAGAGTAGTCAGCTTCGACGAAGGTCCAACCGGGAGGCGCACCGAAGAGTCCTCGGATGAATGGATCGCGAGGTACCTGCTGAAGGTTTACCCCGCGCAGGTTCGTCTTACCCCCGACCTTCTCAGCATCAACCTTACCCGAACTGAGTCGACCAGTGACAGTACCGGCAAGCTTGAAGGTGGTGTGGACCCGGTGGTTTTCATCATGCATGACCTCGTAGGCATTGAAGAACGAGCTCAGGTTCTTCTGCCATTCCACACGATCGAGCATGAGTTGGATTGCCGGATGCTTGCCTTTGAGGTGGAGCAACACCGACTCCGCCATGCTGGGGTCACCGGGGTCGCCGTTGGGTTTTTCCTTGCCCCGTTCAAGCACCGGCATCTTCAACCAGTCGAAGATAAACCACCTGGCGAAGATGCTGGCATTGAAGTTGATGTCACGGGGTTTACCCTTGGCATCGACCGGCCAATCGGCGGAGTCCTGCGCGGGCAGGTAGGATCTGATGCTCGACTCGATCTCGGCGAGCTTGGCTTCGCACTGAGGTTTTCTGGCGCGCAGTCGCTCAAGGTCGATCCACACCCCGCGACGCTCGATGTGCACCAGGTCTCGACTTGCCGGCATCATCAACTTGGCGAAGATGCGCATCACCCGAGGTTGTTCCTCGAGTTCCTTCTTCAGGTCATTCTTCAGCAAGTGGGTGTAGTAGGTATCGAGGAAGTTATACTCGAGTACCTCGGCGAGGGGGTCGTTCAGCAGGTTCTTGGTATCACGACCCCATGGTGGTACACCCAATCGAGCCATGGCATTGGGTTTGAGGCCCTTGGCGATATTCTCGTTCAGCATGTGGATGGCCAGCATGGTGTCGAACGTGTGGTTCATGTTGATGCCGAAGTGCACCAACCACCGACAGTCGAACTTGCCGTTCTGAGCAGTCCCCTTACGGATTGACTCGAGAGCCCCCTTGAGGAACCTCAGCACCGATCGCCAGGTACGTTGCCAGGGCGATTCGGGATGGTAGAGCGGCAAAGCGAAGCCGAAGATCTTGTCCTTGCCGTCGCCCATATCGACGATGCAAGTGCCGGCGAGACTGATCACCTTGGCGCCGGGGTCGAACTCCCCAAGCGGATTGATGGTGGACTCGATGTCGAAGCTGATCTCCTTCGTCATGAAGAGGATCTTCTTCAGCGCCTGCAACTTCTTCTTGGTGTCGATCACCGAATACTTCGGAATCTTGACCCCAGATGACTTGCCGAGATAGTCATTGGCGAAGAGTCGAAGGTCAGCCATATACCCGGGCAGTTGACCAGGATTGCGCGAGACCGCTGATGGGGATACGGTGGGAATGACCGTGTAGCCATTCTTCTCGATTACCCGACCTCGGTACTTCATGATCCCAGAATGGCCGGTGGTCGCGAGCAATGCCTCGTTACCAAGTGCCAGGATGTGTGAGGGCTTGACAACCGCAATCTCGTTGTCAAGATATTGCCGGCAAGCCTTGACGTCGGCATTGCTGGCATTGTCCTCGAAGTTTCGGCACTTCAGGGCTTGGGTGAAGTACATCTGGCTCGGGCTCAGGCCAACCTCAAGCAGTTGATCTTCCAGCGCCTGCTGGTATCTGTCCGAGTTCGGCATCTTACCGACCACCATGATCTGAGCCTGGCCAGGGCCAGTACCCATCTCGCAGACTTCCTCGGTATTGCGTTGGAGCTTGCAGTCGGTGCAGGATCGATTACCGATCAACGACAACATAGGTCGCCCATCGGGATCGAGATTAGAAATCGGCATGGCGATATTCTACCACCTCTAGCTCGGCAGAGGCAAGGAGGCTCAGTCCAGCCATGTCTCGATGTTCTTCGCCCCAGACAACCCGCCGGATACCAGAGTTGATGATCAACCCGGCGCAGGTCAAACAGGGCACCCTCGTGGTGTGGAGCGTGGCACCTTCCACACATACGCCGTAACGAGCGGCGAAAGCCAGCGCGTTGGCCTCGGCATGAACCGCTCGGGTGCAGGGGCTATGCTGGGGGCAGTACCTGTGTTGAATCAAGTTGGTGGCGCAACTGCAACTGATGTGATCGCAGTGCGGCATTCCGGCGGGTGCGCCGTTGTAGCCGCTGACCAGTATACGGCTACCGACCGAGATCACCGCCCCGACCTGTGCCCGACTGCAGGTTCCTCGCTGAGCGAACAGCAAAGCGGAACCCATCAGGATGTGATCACGCGTGGGCCTCATTGACCTAGTCCCCTAAGGAGATCGTGGTTGGCTTCTTTGAGGGCTTCTCGAAGAAGGTGGTTCAACATCGGTCGATCGCCGGCGAAGATGTGGAAAGATCCGATGTGCATCGTGAGTTCACCCACTTCCAACATGAGTCCATACTCACGGTCGAGTATCTCGACGATCCACTGACCCAGCCTCACCGCCATGTAGACATCATCCCGGAAGTGACGCATGAAGTCACAGGACCTGATGTGGTAGGTCAGGTGAAGCTTACCGCCCCGCACCATGAACAAGTACCCCAGTGTGCAGGGTACTCGCTCGCTGTCAGGCGCCCCGGTATCCTCTGGAAACCAGATCGGCAGGTAAGCCTGTCGAGTTTGGGGGTTCTTGGCGATCCGAGTTATGACGTCATGAAGATCGCCATAAGCAAATCGAATACCTCGTCGAGGAGTGATCTGCTCCACACCATCGATCAGCAGCGAGGTGACGTTGAGGTCCTTGCCGGCGAAGCGAGGCCAGAACCTCTCAGGGTAGGTGTGGGAAAACTTCCCACCCTTCTTGTGTTGGTCATTGCCGTTCTGGGCAAACGGCCACCAAGCTTGGGAAGGCGGGGGGTTCAGCGGTTTGCCGGATACCCTTTCGAGGAAGTGATCCTCAGCCCAGGGCAGAGACGGCGAGTATTCGCGCTGCGCCTGATCGATCGTCGACTGCATCTCGATCGCCAGGACCGCTTCCCTGAGCTCCCAAGTGACCCTTGACGCATCGCCTTTGATGTCGACCGACTGCCATTGCCCCACATCTACGGGTTCGGCAGCTCCCGAGAAATCCTTCAGAAGCTGCCGAATCACGCGGATGAAGGGTCCTGTGTAGACCCTCACCATGTGTTGTCCTAGTCCATGTACTGAACGTTGATGTGGATCTGACCACCCTCGACGTGGGAGAACTTGACCGAGGTGATCTCCAGGATCTCCCCCTCCTCGGTCACCGCCACGATCGGGAGGTTGGCCTCGATGCCCCCGTCGATCTCGGCGAGAGCGCGTCGGAGCTGGATGTTGTCCATTGCCATGTCAGTACTCCTGGGGGCTGTAGTACCGCACATTGTCGAGCGGTACATGTACCCTACCAACCCCCTTGCCGATCTGCAAGGTCCGGCTGGGAGGGTCGATCTTCCAGCCTTCCCCCTCGGGTACGGGATGGAAGGTGTTGACGTTGTCGTTGTGCAGAACCACGATCTGGATCCGCTTGATGGCCCGGACGGCGGGGGTAGGACTCGGAAGGTCCTCTTCCCAGTCCTGCCAACCTGAGCAGAGCTCATCCCGGATGAGCAGACCCTCCTCATGCATCCCACACCGCCGGCAGCGAACTGGGCCTTCCCCGTTCTTGCCGCTCGCGCAGAAGTAGTGGGGTACCGGCTCGGGCTTGGTGGGAGGATCATTGTCGAGCATCACGATCCGACCAATCTCTGCCATCCCTGCCGATTCAGGACCATTGTCCGGATGCGGGAAAGGAAGCTTCACCGCCTTGGGAAGAGCATCCCGAGTTCGTCCGGTACTGCCGGGCTGGGTCTTGTGCTGTTTCTTCTTACTCATCGTCGTCATCCTCGATGTCGTCGCCCCCGACGAAGTCGCCACCGTAGCGCTTGCCGAAGGGCATCTTGATGGCCGAGAGGTCCAGGTCGTCGATGCCCACCGAAGGCAGCGGCGGGTAAGCCTTGAAGAACTCCTTCTCCTCGCCGGCCTTCTCGCCCTGCTTGTAGTAGGACCAACCCTCGAAGGTCTGGGCCTTCATGTGACCCAGCACCTCGGTGTGGAATCGGCGCCGAACTCGCCGGTAGGTGTTGTAGGTCATGTCGCCGTAAGTACTGCCGGCCGCATCCTCCTTGCGGAGCTTCATGAGCCATCTCCGGCTGCCGTAGATCGCGGGATGGTTGTCGACCATCTCGACCTCATTCGGTTCCATGCCGGACTTGTTCTTGAGGATGAGCCGACGGAACATCTTCCGATCGTCGAGGTCGGGGTTGCTGAGCATCCAGGCCAACGACTTGAAGTAGTGCCACTGGATCGCCTCGTTGTACCACATGAAGCTGATGTCCTCGACGGGCATCTTCAGTTCGTGCGCCAGGTACTTGGCCAGCATCCAGGCGATGCCCATGTCCAGTACCCCGATGTATCCGAGGTAGGAGGTCCTGGAGTGCAGGGTGATCTGCGGCTTGGGGTCAGCCTTGTAGCTGATGGTCAGCATGCAAGAGCCCCATCGTCGGGTCTCCTTGTTGCTGTGGCCGGTCGCGGCACCGCCTCGGGGGGCGACAGTGCGGGTGCGCAGCACCGCGATTCCTCGGCCCTTCCTACCGATGCCGGTACTGCACTTGTCCAACCAAGCCTGGACATCGTCGGGGTCGAGGTACTGACGAACCATGGTCGACCACCTGGACTTGGTCAACCAGTAGTTCTTCATGTCGAAGTCCCACACCATGCGATCGGCGTAGGCCACCACGTTGTGGATCGATACATCGACCCCACTCACGGTGGACAATTGATCCGGAGTACCCAGCACTAGCGACTTGACCATGTCGTCGTGGAGGGCCGTCATGGTTCGGGCGGTGTACAACCTCGGTGACGTCATAGCAATCCAAACTTGTTGCCGGCGGAGATGATCATGATGACGGCCAAGATGCCGATGATGCCGGCGGCAGTGTAAGCCACCGCCGACATCACCGACTCCCATGCCTCGGCGAGTTCCATCGCTGTTTCGATGCGGCGACGGATCGCGGGGCGTATCACAGGAGCAGTTCCTTGCTAGTAGATGCCGGAGTCGATGCGTCGGTGGTTCTTCGCGTGCTCCTTGAAGTACGCGTCCCGGAGGTCCTTGTCGCTGATCCCCGCCGTGATGCAGAACTCGACGAAGAAGTGGAACAGGTCGCCTACCTCACCCACGAACTTGGCGATGTCGGTCGGGATCTCCTCCCGCTTCCACGGCTTGAGCTTCAGCTCCTGCATCGCCTCGGCCCACTCGCGGGTGGCGTAGCCGAAGAGCTCGTGGAGCCTGCTCTGGACAACCCGAGAGTTCAGATCGCCCTCCTCGTCCTCCATCAGAACCGGGGAACCGTTGGAGTCCTCGATGTCGTGGTACTTCTCCATCAGCTGTCGCTGAGCCGCGAAGCACTCACCCAGGTAGTTCGGACCGTAGTCGTTGCGCTGTTCGACCGGGGTCGTCAGGACCTGGTTGTCATACGTGCTGCTCACTCTGCTCCTTCTTGCCGATGCCGCGACTCATCAGTTCGCGGCGAGTCCAGTTGAGAACGTCCTCGTACAAGGTCGTCTCGTAGTTGTAGAGCTTGGCCGACGTGCTGGCGCTGGTGAAATCCACCGAAGCCCGAGTCACGTAGGACGAGTAGATCGCCGTGATCCGCTTGGCAATCGCCGCGTTGTTGGGGTCATTGATGACGTTCCGACGTACCGTCTCCAGCGAAGGGATGCAGTAGATCAGGATCGGCTTGGCCGTGTAGAACCGCCAGTTCATCTCCGCGACCCAGCCGAGGTCGAGGAAGTTCTGGTCCTGCTGCGACCTCGTCGAGGGGCCGTAGATCGGCTCCGAGATGAGTCGGTGGCGGTCGAAGATCTTGCGCTGGAAGCCCTGCTGGGTGTTGGCGTCGACCCAAGCACCCAGGTTCACCATGGGTGTCGTGTCGGAGGCAACGACCTTCGGCGCTACCGGCCAGCGCAGGTCAGCACTCAAGCGTCGGATGAGAGAGGTCTTGCCAGCTCCATCCGGGCCTTCAACAATGAGCATGTGAGTTCCTCGAGTGTTGTGCCACCATCCCCACCTCGGTCAAGTGGGCGGCAATAAGGTAATCGTATAGGAGGCAGCGATGCTGAGTCAATTGACCCGGCAAAGCTTTATTCTCGCAAGAGGCGGTCCGGGGAAGCCATGATGGCCTTAGCTACGTCACCATCCTCTTGAAGAGTCTGGTAAAGCAGTTCGTCGATTGTTCCTGTAGCGAGCAGGTACATATAGATCGTCGAACGATTGGACAACGCAATCCGGTCTTCGAACTGAGTAAAGTCAACGTAGCTCGGGGTGAGGCTGAACCAGATGCAGATCGACGCGGTGCTCAGGTCAATCCCCAGCGATGCCGCCTGAGGTTGTGCAACGAAGCAAGCTGGCCCTGTGTGGACCCTGAATGCCTCGATGTCAGCATCTCGTTGTTTACGGGGGATACCACCTCGGAGGACGAAGCAATCCACCTTGAGCTTCTCGCACATCGCCTTGATAGCCACGATGTCACCGACGAAGTGTGCACCTACTACCACCTTCTCATCCGCCTCGAAAAGGTCGGAGAGAATGTCCCTCATGACATCGAGTTTCTCTCGTCCCACACGAACGAGTCGGCCTTCGGGGTGCTCAGTCGTGGGCTCAGTCTTGGCGATGCCTGAGGTCATCTGACGGAGTCGGAGCGACTGCACAAGCGCGATTGATGCCGTCGTGATCTCGCCGGTGTGAATCCGAGCAACCATGTCTTTGGCCATGTCATCATAGCCCGAAGCCGATTCATCCAGCTCAACAGGAATGATCTGCTCTCGCCTCGGCGGTAGGTCGAAGCATTCTTCTCGGCTGATCGCGAATGCATCCTCGTGGATCTGGGCATGGAGACCATCCTCGTTGATGTTCCTGATCCACTGATCGTACCCATTTCGCTTCCTCCACACCCCATAGGTCTGCTTGAAGTTACCGAACGGCATGGGGAACTTACTGGGATTGAGGAACTTCCACTGCGACCAAATGTCGAACACGCGCTTCTTCTTGGTCACGACAGTACCGGTCATGATGACCCGGTAGTCTGCCACCTTGCCCAGTTTGTGGAGCATTCGAGATTTGACCGCAGTCGGCGACTTGATGCGGTGGCTTTCATCCAGGGCGATAACCTGGGGCTGCCAGCGTTCGAGGGCCTTCATGATGTCGTACTTACCTCCGCGCTTGCGTGAGCGCAGCTTATTGCCATATTCGTCTTGTTTCATCACCGCCCCAGGAGTTGACAGGGCATCGTAGTTGAGGATGACCCAGTCAATGCCATCCCGACCATACTTGGGCAGCGTCACCCCCTTCTTGCGAGCCTCCTTATCCCAGACTGTGATGCGCGACTCGAAGGGCGAGTGAGCCTTGATCTCCCGTTCCCACACCCCGATGACTGAGAGCGGGCAGAAGATCAGGATGCGGTTTACATCCTTGGCTTGGTACAAGATCGAGCCGTAGTCGATCATGGTCTTGGTCTTGCCGGTCCGGGGTGCCATCAGTAGAGCACCACCGTACCCAGTTGACAACAGCTTCTTGACGGCCGCTACTTGGTGTCGGTAGGGTCGAGTCCTCCAACGGTACTTCACTCATGCTCCTAAAAGGGTGGCGGACCTTGCTTGCCAGCCCGGTGACTTTCGCTCTGATCCATGCGCCACATCTTGTTTGCCTCCCGCTGAGCCGGCGTCAGATGACAACCCTTGCAGGGCTGGGTGGCCTCGGGAGGTTGAAAGAAGAATCGAAACCTCGTGGGTACTCGTTTACCACAGAGGACATACAGCTGATAGATAGCTGTACCGTGAGAGTTGATCGTGACTTTACTTCTGTCCTCGTCGATGACGTGGTAATACACCGTGGTCTTGTGTGTGCTCCGGATGAACTTGTCCCGAAACTTCAACTTCAATCTGGTGTAGGGCATAGGCTTACCCTATCACTCCCCCGATTCCTGCATGGCCTCACGAGGAATGATGTGCTCCGCGAGCAAATGACCATCCTCGTGATGATGACGACATACCATATGGGGTTTGCCCTTGACGATAGTCTGGTGTCGACCCAGTCGCCAACATGGCTTCACTGCGCAGTTATGCCGGCGAAGATAGACTATGATGCCGAAGGGTATAGTCCATTCACCGAGGTCACTACCTATGCCGGAGAAGAACCCATACCATGGTCCCGATAGGTTATCCACACCCGAGAAGTGCATCAGCCAGTGCATGCTACTTCCAATCTTCAGGTGAAGCCGATCGAATGGTGACGACCCGGTCGCCCTCTCGGCGCCACCTGACTGAGAGCCAGAGATCCCGGTACTTGGTCGGTGTGCCGACTGCATCGAGCAGATTCCTGAGAGTCTGTCCCGCACCGTTCTTCGGCAGGTGGCAATCACAGCAAAGCCACCATCCAAACTTCGCACCTCGTACATCTACCTTCTTGTCGCGGGTGTAAAGACTTTCTACCTGTTTGGGGCAGCTGCAGAGTTTACTCGTCTTGGCGAACATCCCCACGACCCTCATGCCCTTTGCCTCGCCGGCATTATCAATCTGCGCGCGTAGACGTTCTGCCGTGGCATTGTTGTCCACCTCGATTAGGATGTACCGTGCCATGTCATCCTCCCCTTTGCCCCGTTGATGAGGCAATTATATAGGATCTCGTATAGGGGGGTCAATGTTCCCGTAACCGTCTGGCCACCTTGACTTAGCTTGACGGGAAGGATAAACTTAGCTCATCAACTTGACGCCCCTCACCGAGGGTCGAACTACTGATCAACCCAACCAAGGAGTTACCATGGCAGCGAAGACCACCGCCCGCAAGGCCAAGGCGAAGACCGCCCCGGTCGAGCCCGAGATCTCGCCGGAGGAGGACTTCGACTCCGAGCTGGTCGAGGCGGAGGACGATGGCGACGAGCTGGAGGAGCTCGAGGAGGACGAGGTTGCCGACGAGGCTCCCGCCGCCAAGGGCAAGAAGAAGTCCGCCAACGACGAGATCACCTTCGGCATCCAGGACCTCTGCAAGCTGGTCAAGACCGAGACCGGCGATGACGTCAACCCCCGGGGCATGCGCACCCTGATCCGCAAGATGGCCCGCGACGAGACCGGCCGGGTCGACCGCGAGATCGTCCCCGGCAACCGCAGCCGCTACAACTGGACCGGCCCGAACGACCCCGAGGTCCGCGCCATCCTGGAAGCCTACAAGGGCGGCGAGCTCGAGGTCGAGAAGAAGGCCAAGCTCGACGCGCTGAAGGAGCGCAAGGCCGCCCAGGACGCCGCCAAGAAGAAGAAGGTCGCGGCGGCCGAGGTCGACGAGGACGACGACGAGGACGAGACGCCGGCGCCGAAGAAGACCGCCAAGAAGGCCGCGGCGCCGGCCAAGAAGCGGCGCAAGGCGCCGGTCGTCGAGGAGGTCGAGGACGACGAGGAGCTCGACCTCGACGACGACGGCGAGTAACATCCTCATGGGGGTCTGCGCTTTCAACGCCGCGCAGCTTTAAAACGACCCGGCTTAGTAGGGCGCCCCATTCAAGGAGGGCTCGGACGCGGGCATGGTAAAGTGGCTGATGAGACGGTCACCAGGGGGTTCGAATCCCCCACCTCCACTAGTAAGCTGAAGCTGGGAGCTGGAAACTCCCTCGGAAGAAGCTGATGCTTACTCCGATTAGCCCTCGCATATCCTATCCTGGGTCCGGAACTGCGAACCGGTGCGAGGGCTTTTTGGTGTGTATCAATCGCCCTGTACTTCCCTAATCATTGCGGCATGGCCCATCGCCCAATTCATCAATCGACCTGAGCTCGTCGACCCCTGACTTCCCTACGATCATCCAAAGTGCATCATGCGCACTGATCGCGACGCGACGAAGGGCCCTCCACACCCAAGGCTGATCGGTGTGGAGGGCCCAGTATTGTTTAGCTGACCCGTTCCGCGGTCCAACCCTCGCAGGTAACCGTGTTCGAGGCGGATGCAGCCGACCAGACGGCGGTGATGCAGAGTACTTGAGAAACTGTGGTATTGACCGTCACAGCAGAACTGCCGTCCATGATCACAGCGGCAGGACCGGGGAATCCGCCGGAAACGCTGATGATCTCTGAGGTCACTACGTTACCAAAGGTGGTTCCAGTAGTTCCTGTGGACAGGCAAGTGAACTGAAGTTCCACCTTCCAGGGCCGAGTTGCCGCTCCGCTCTGGGCAGTCCGTGCACCCGACCCACCCAGCTTACCGCCCGCCACCCCACCGATCCGAGCGTTGAACGTGATGGTCGGGGTACCAGTAACCGAGGCTATTCCCCATGCGGTTATACGGTAATCAGCCCCCACGACCATGTCGGATGCAGGGATGGTGCAGGAAGCTAGGATAGTCTCGGTGACCGTATTGGCCACGGTAACCGCGCTGGAGAGAGTGTTACGGAATGTGCCGCCAGGTAGGTAGAGGTCCATTCCCACCGAGAGGTTGTCATCCGTAGCCAGTACGTTGGCAGCCTTGCGGTACAGGTTGGTGTCTCGCGCAGCACTGCCACCCGCACCCCACTGATGCTGACCATCTCCATAGATACTGAACGGAGATACCGTATCAGCCACTAGACCCGATGAGATGATTCGGTCAGTGGAGTAAGCAGTGACGTTAAGGTTGATGCCGACACCCGAGGCGGTACTGTTGTAGATGTAAACCCCAGCGGCTGTTCCTGAAGTCCTGAGCACCTGCAACATGGTACCAGTGCCGGTGATGGTCTTGGCACCTGTGATGGTCTGTGTGCCAGCAAGACTGACGTAGTTATTGTCTACGTAGTCCTTCCGGGTAACGTGACCAGCCGCCGTCGGTGCAGCGATGTCGATGATGAGCTGGCCGGTAACTCCCAGGACTCCTGATGACTCTCGGTACAAGGTCACATCGGTCGCGGCAGTTCCAGGACCCCAGGACATCAGACCACTGATGTTGAGGGTGAATCGGTCGTTGGTGTCCCCGGTGGCGATGGTGACCGCAGCCAAGGCACTCGAGGAAGCATTGCTGAAGGTCTTCGTGCCGGTGTAGGTTGCCGACCCATCGACGTAAGCCTTGGTGGTTGCATGGCCAGTCGAGGTCGGTGTGGAGACCACCAACAGTCCTGTGGTCAACTCATTGACGTTAGACCGTAGAAGCGAGGTGTCGGAAACCGCCGCACCAGTTCCCCAGCTCAGCTTCCCACCTACCTGGAAGTTGAATCGATCGTCCGCATCCCCACCCACCGCAGTACCAAATGCGATGTCGTTGGCACCTGTTGAGGTAACCAAAAAGATAGGGTTGGTGGGACTGGCGATGTTCTGCTGAACCAGGAGGACTATCTCCTGAGCATTGGATGAGATCTGGCTGCGAGCCGAGGACGGAGCGATTCCCACACCCAACGCAGCAGACTGCACTGACGTCGAGAACACCTTGGCGCCGGCTGCGGTCTGACCGGAAACCAGGTCCATGCCCGAGTGAGTGTGGTCCAACCTGGCTATTCGAGCTGAGGTGCCAGGGTTGTTGGTGGAACTGATCGAGTTGGGAAAGTCGGTTGACTGAGCCAGGTTCAACTCAGTTGCCAGTACCAACCCACTCGAGTCCAGCGAAGCCACCCCAGAAGCTGCACCCTTGGCCGAGGTGGCGATTGCTCCAACGTCCGCGGCATCGAGGTCAACCGTAGAAGCCGAGTAACCGTTCAAGGTCGTAATGACTCCCGGAGGACCCTGAGGTCCAACCACTGGGAGATATACCGGCGCCGCATCGGTCGGAGTAATGTCGGCGAGATTGATCGTCTCGGTGGTGTAAGGCAAGAAGATGTTGTAGATCCGGTTCTTGACCCCGACGATCTTCTCGGTTACTGTGAACGACCAACCACTGGGGTTAGCGTGAGCAGTATCCGTGGCGATCATGGTGATGGTGAAGGAGCCGGTCTCATCGAGGTTCACGGATATGGATCCGGTGATGAGGACGTTCTGATCTGGGAAGGTTACCAGACTCACCGAGGGGGAGAACACCAAGCTACCCTGCATAGGGGTACCGAGAATGTCGGGCTCAAGATACTGCCCGGCTAGAGTTACTGTTGGAAGACCTTCCGGGGTAGCCATGGCCCCTCCTGTTGTAGGCAAAGTGTGGAGGGAGCGCTGCCCCAGACCCCCTCCACACCATGGTCACATCTTGCCGAGTGCGCTCGCTGAGTTGCTGTTGTTGACCTTGCTGGCGATGAGTCCCTTAGCCATCGCGAGAACCGCGGCAATGCCGCCGATCATCACTGATGCACCCGCCTGCTTGAGCGCGCCCCAGCTTGTGACCTGTGAGCTCACGAGAGTGGCCAAGGCGCCTTGGATGAAGGTGCTGATCGTACGCTCGGCCAAGTCGCGCCAGAAAACTGTGCGCGTCTTCAGGACGACCGTCTCCGGTGCCATCAGCGGTACCCGGCCAGCTCAGCAAGAAGGACCCAGCCCTTCGGCCCGATCGCCGGATCGTAGCTCACGCCGGCATCGTTGAACCCATGCTTGGCGTTGAACCCAGCGACCCCCTTCTGGGTGACGGGTCCGTAGTTGTCCGAGAGCACGGTCGAGGCCGGGATCCACTGAGTGTCCTTCAGCATCTGCTGAAGAACCTTGGCCGAGGGGTTGGACTTGTTCGGTGCGAGTCCCTTGGGAAAAGCAGGGGTTGCCGGCGCAGGGGTCGAGGTCGTACCCGCCACCAACTGGGTGGCTCGAGCCAGGATTGCCGGCCGCTGGTTCTTGATCGGGTCACCGGGACAGTTGGGGTGATCGCCCCAGGCGACACCGCCCATGCCATGCCATCCGAGTCCGTATCCGTTGACTGAATCAGTAGAAACCAACTCGACGTTGTAGGTCTTGTGCAGCCAGGCGAGCAGCTGCGCGCAGTTCTCGATCTGCGAGGCGGTGAGCGCGTCAGACCCCGTGCCCTCGTTTTCGATCGAGATCCAGTACTGGTTGCCGTTGGCCTCTGCCCATGCCTTGTCGTTCGTGTCGACCATCTGACGAAGGCCGCCACTGCGCGGGTTCAGGAAGTGGGAACTCGCCTGAGAAGACGGGTTCTTGAACCAGCTCTCAGTACCTGACTCGGTACCGTCCTGGATGTGCAGCACGAGACCTCGATGGGAAAGCATCCCGCCAGTGTCCTCGTTCTGTGTGGGGCCTATCCAGGTAGCCTCAGGCATACGTGCCATGTTATCGAACCTTTCCGAGTTGTGCGTTCCACACCCTGGTCGACATTGCCCCGAAGAACAACCCGATCATCAGTGTGAAGATTGCGCTGCCGACCCGAAGCCAGTCTAGAGCGGGGTCACCCCAGTGGCCGGTCAAGGCTATGGAGCATATGCACTTGAGCCCGGTCCCCGCAGCCACCAACACCATCAGCTTGCCATCGATAGACTTATGCCACTCAGCCAAGATGGCATACACCAGGATGAACAAGAAACTGGTGAGGGCGGCCAGGATCTCAGAACCCAAGGCAAACCACTCACTGACCTGTAGGCCCATTACCCACCTCCCACGATTGCTGTTCTGATCCGCTCGGCGAAGTGGTTCTCCTTGCGGATCTCAGCCAAAGATCGAGATGTCCTCTCGACCTCCGGCGCCTTGCTCTTGTCTCGCTCCAGTCGTTGACCGGCTTCTTCTGCCTGTCTCATGGCATGCTGAAGACCAGGCGAAGGCTCATGACATTGTTGTCTGCGATGACGCCGAGTCCAGTGCACTGTCACTCCCAACCGCGGCGATGGGGAGGCTTCTGACTATGTGTTCGGTCGTACGACCGACTTCCATGAGTCTCCCATTCTGACGGTTAAGTTCATCATTGCGGGCTATCTCCCGATTCAGTGCGATCTGGAGATACTTTATCTGGTCTTCCTTATCTTTGATCTGTTCTTCGTGGGTCTTCCGAGGTAGGAGATTGCCCTTCAGTATCAGTGCAACCGCCAGAAGTGGAAGACTGGTCGACCCCAAGAGAAGCTCAAGGAGTTGGGGCGTGGAGTTCATCTCTTACCTCAGATTGTACTAACCCTGTGAATCGGGCTCGGTGAGCTGCTCGGTCAGCCGCTGGTTCTCCGACTCCAACTCCTCGCATCGAGCCGAGAGCTGGTTGATCGCCGCGGTGACCAGGATGTTTTCCTCGGTTGCCTCGGCAAGCTTGGTCTTGTAGACCTCTATGACCCGGTTCGGATCGACGGCAATACCGGCCATTCCCAATTCCTTTCTGAGGAGTTAACTCGTATGATAATATCAACAGTTTGGCATTCTTCGAAAGGGTCAGAAGATCACTGATTCCCGTTGCTCTTGGCTATCTCGAGAGTGTTAGCTGCGCCGGCAAGCTTGAGTCGACGAGCTTCAATCTCAGGTATCTTCGGGGCAAACTGATGAGCTGCCGTTTGCTTACTCGGCCGGCGCTGATCTATGGTCAAACCGGACTCGAGGCCAAAGCTGTGACGGATCGCCAGAACCCGACGGCGCTTGTCATCCACACCAGCCTGAGTGCCTTCATGAGACACCAGTTGCTTGAGCATCGGATGCATGGCCTCGGTTGTCTTGGGCCACATCACCAGCACCAGGTTCTTCTTGGTGGTTGCCAACTTCTCCAGGTATGCTGCCTTAGCCGCCGCTACACTCGGCGCATTCCAGAGATGAATCTCATCTTCAGGCAGGGACTTACCCTGACCTGATCGCCAGAGAGCCATAGGATCGACCGCCGGCATCCAAGGCTCATGAAGTATCAGATCGATAACCACAGCTCTAGTCTCGGGTGTGGAAATGTCGAACCCGTACTCGGCAGCACGATGTTCAATCGTGTCGATCGGGAAGTTGGTGCAGTGGATTGTGCCTTCGGGAAGTTGCTGATGAACCGCCCAAGCTGCATTACCCCCGTTCATAACCTGATCGACCTGGGTTACCAGGTGAGATCGGAGTGCCATATCTTCCCTCTCATGTGCATCGGTAGGTCCAGATGACAAAGGTTCCCGTTGTAGTAGCTCCGTAGCTAGCAGTAAAACCGGTGGAACTGGCCGCGGTTATGCAGAAGGAAGTAACTCCCGCCGACCGGACAAGGGTACCTCCACACCCAAGTGCACCGAGCATCGTGGCACCGTAACCGAAGGAGGTTGATGAGACCCCACTTCCAGTACCAACCAACCCAGTGAAGGTACCATCGTTGCTGTTAGCCGAGGCATAGTTCTCGAAGGTACCGGTGAACTGGATGGTGCTGTCATTGTAGAAGTTGATACCGGCATCAGTGGAAGTAGCACCATTCCACCCGAAGAAAGCACCGGTTGTGGTCAGCTCGACGAAACCGCTTTGAGCGGTGGTGGTGATGTCCAGGTACACCGCATTGTCATCGATGTACAGCCCTCCACCCCACTGTGCCTGGGTATCAGCCCGGATGTATTCATAACTCATCCCGGAAGTATACATGTAGGCTCGCTGAGAAGAGGTCTCACCCAGGCTTGTGAATTGACCCCCGTTCATGCCCAGGTAAGCCTGAGTTCCATCACTCGAGTCGACCGCGTTGATGAACCCGTAGTTGGTGCCGCTTGAGGTTGGGTAGAACCTGATCTCAGGTAGAATTCCACTGTCATTAGGGTTGACCACGATCTTCTTACTACCGGCCCCGGAGGTCAGGGTACCGATGATCGATACATACCCAGTGGAAGCGGCTACCTCTACCGTCTGGTTACCCGAGTTGTCCCATGCCCCAATGCCTCCCGAGTTCAACTCAACTCGAGCACCGGTGTCAGCAGTCTTGATCCTGGCACCCACCACCACATCAGCAGCCAGTGTACCGACCGTGATCTTGCCGGCAGAGACACTTCCGATCTGAGCATCATTCACCGCCAGGTTAGCGATGAGAGCTGTGGTGATTGCGGCGGTACCGATCAGCAGAGTATCTATCTGCCGCCTGACCTCGACCGCATCCATCCAGATGGTGCCGGCTGTACGGTTGGCCGTGAAAGCCCAGATCTCCATCGTGGTGACGTTGGGCGGCGCCTGCTGAGATACGCTGGCAACTCGCTCATGCCAAGCGTTATCTGCAGCCGTGTCAGTGTTGGTTGACAGGTCATAGTGAACGTTGTTGATGGCACCCGTGTTGTCGAGGTAGTTCCCCGACTTGTCGATCCACTTGATCGATAGGGTTACAACCGAGCCAGTGGGATTGTCAGAAGTGTAGCGATAGTCGCACGCACCGAACACGCGCTCCCCAGGCTTCACCGGAAGTGCTCCCTGGATCAGCATGCGCTCGATCGTCGCGCCCGCTGCAAACCAGTCATGCCTCAACGACCAAGTACCATTCGAGGAGGTTGTGTTATCCCAACTGAAGTGTGTGCCCACCGAAGTGGCAGATCGAGTAGCCCTCACCGTGGCATTCTCGAAGCTGCCGTCGTCAGCCAAGTTACCAACGTCGCTGAACGTTGTGTTGGCCAAACCAACCTGACCTGTGCCGATTTCAACCTGAATCAGCTGGATCAGGATCGCAGTACTGTTAGCCGTGGTAGCGGAGGGAGTACTGACGTTGCCAGAAGTATCGATTGCTACTAGCTTGACCCAGTACTGAGTTCCATAGGTCAATCCCTGACTTGTTGTCAGAGTCGTGGCTATCGGCGACCCTGGCGGCAGGAAATCAATCTGAGTCGACGTTGTGGGAGTGAAGCTACCACCAGTACTACTGATGTGAACTTGTACACCAGTGCAGTCAGCAGCGAGGGGAGTCTCAGTATAGTCGAGACCATCCCACTGAACTCTAAGGGTACCTACAACCGAGTTGACCGTGGGCGAGGACGGCTGATTCGGCGGCACGGTATCGCCGGCGGTGGTCTCTTCCACACTAGACGACCAGGCGCCGACTCGACCCCAGGTGTTGGCAGCCTGGATCTGAACATTAACTCCAGAGTTGGGGTTCAACCCATCGAAGGAGATAGTGCTCTGATCAGATCCTACCGACACCGACTGTCGCCAGAAACTGTCGGTCGTGTACTGCCACCTGATGTTGTAGCCCTCGATGTCACTGCACACCGAGCCATCGCTGTTGGTGATGACTGGGTTCCAGACGATATCCAGGATCGCCTTGGCCGAACTGACGTCGAGGTACGCAGTAGAACTGAGCACGATTCCGGTGGGTACTGAGGGGTTCTTGCCATCGTCGACGGTAGTAGATGCACCGACTCCAGTACTACCATTCTGCAACGCGTTGATGCGGTTGTTCAACTTGGTGATCTGCTCATCAACCAGGTCGTTGAGGGTAACACTGCCCTCGAAGTTGTCGCTGTTGTCCTGCTGGTCGAGGCTGAATACCCACTGGATGATGCGGTGCCGTTCAGGACCATAGCCCACATCACTGTAAGCCCAGTCCCCAACCTCAAAGTCTCGGATTGGCTGGGGATTCTCATCTACCTGAAAGTACAGTGAGTGAGTGATCTCTTGAAGTTCTACGTTGGCAGTCGCCAGCAACTCATCACCGTATTCCTCAAGGGAAGCTACAGTGGTGATGTTGTCGAGGGATTGGTAAGACTCCCTACGTCCCCAGAGGTCTATGAAGGATTCATCAGAGACCCGCTCAGAGAAGATGTTGTTGTCGCCGACCACGAGGATGGCGGTGGCGAGGTCACGAGTCGACAGTTTACGCGGTGACTCCTCCATGTCCCGGCCCTTGGTGAAGACTAGGGGAGGATTGGTCACCGTCCGATCGGTCGACAAAGTACCCACGTTGAACGCGTTCATCTGTCGACCCATGAACTTGAAGTCCATGCCGTTAGCCTGAACCAGGTCCATCACCGCGGTGTAGTAGTCAGTCCCAATGCTGAACTGAATGTCGAAGGTGGAACCCCATTCGACTCCATTGGAGTCATGTGTGGAAGTGAAGTTCCAACTCAACCACTGCAGTGCTCCTCGGGACTGAGCGGCCTCAAAGAGAGTGATGAGGATAGAGCCGGGAGTGGCTGCGGTGAAACTGATCTGGGCTGGGTCTGGGAGTACCGGTGTGATCGTCCAGAGACTGGGGTAGACCACCGCTTCCTGAAGTCTTCCAGCCAATGTTCGGCAGGTGTATGTCCAGAGAAATGCCGTGCCAGAACCACCATCTTCACTGGCGTCATCACCTTCGATCTGCTCAATCTTCGACCGCATGGGGAGGTATTCCACACCATCGACGATGACCGCGAGTTCGACATCGTCCTTCAACAGGTTGAAGTTGATGCCGTAGGATGGGTACTTCAGCGAGATGGTGCCGCAGTCTGAGAACACCGATGAGATGTCTAGCCCCTGAGGATCCGGCAGATATTGATCCAGCGATCCATCGGGGTTGACTGTCCTGAGAACTACTGAAGGTGCAGACATCAGCCCACCAAGAACTTCCGTCGAGCCTGCAGAACTACCTTGGTTGCACCAGTTGAACCCGAGGTCACGATCTCAAGTTCAGGTCCGAAGCCGGTCAACCCAGCAACCAGAGTCAACCAACGAGGTGGACCGTTGTGAGAGAAGTCGGCATAGTTGGGAGTAAATCCCGAACTGCCGGTCAGCTGCCAGGTACCACAGTTCACCGTCAGGGTCTTGCCGGCGGGTATCGATCCGGTGTAAGTGAAGTAGTCCTGGTTCTCGAGGGTAGATCCGTTGAACAGTGACTCAACTACGATATTCGATGTCGGGCCGGTGATCTCGAAGATGCTGTCCACGATCGGTGCCGTGGTGCCGGTCAACTGGGTGATCTGACCCGAGAAGTTTGCCGGCAGAGTGATGGACAGAAGATCCGGCTCCTGCCAGAATGCATCCGGAACCCTCATGGCCACTGAGAACTTGGCATACGGTACTCCGTAAGCCATCGAGGAGAAGTCGATCACATCCGTGACCTCGCACAGGGCCTCTCGCTGGGTCAAGTCAGGCAGCGTGTGGACCAAGTCCACCATGCCATCGCCCGGCCGGAACAGTGAGGTCAGGGTGTCGAGGTTGGTGTAGAACTGGGATCGGGGGTCACTCGGTACACCCCCGTTGGCATCACAACCCAGCACCCACATCGGCAGGGTGATCTGACCCTCTTCGTAGTACTTGGTCGTAGTCCTCAGCCGACCATGTCGACCCGGGACCAGCAGGTTGTCAGTCCTGATCGGAGCAACGGTCAATCGCCCCGTCAAGCTCTCGATGTTCATGGCCAGGGTATTGAGCACTACCCCGCCCGCGGTAAGGGTTTCGGCAGTTGTTACTGTCATCAGAAAGCCCCCAAGCTGGTAAGGGTCCGCAGCTTCCGTGCGGCCGTATCGGATGATTTTTCAGCAACCGGGTTGTAGACATTGAATGTGATACCCGACTGACTCGTGGAGCTCGTCAGGCCCGTCCCAGGCATAGCTGAGGCCGCACTCGCAGGCAGGCCCGCAGCGGCCATTGCCGACCCATTCGCTGACATCAACCCAGACTTGATCGCCGCCTGCTTGAGCAAGGCAGCCTGCTGGGTCATGCCGGTTGTGAGAGACTTGATGGTGTTGGTAGTAACTGTAGAAGCTGCCTTGCTGGGGTCGGCCTTGGTGATCTGAGCAGAGAGACCTTGGAGGACCTGAACGTGGCCCTTCAGCTTGGTGGTTTCAGTCTGGCAGACTGAGGTGATCTGGACCATTTGCTTCTCGATCAGCGAGGGCGAATTGATACCCAAGCCCTTCTTGAAACCGTTCCACATACTGCTGGCGAAACCCTTCACCGCATCGAAGGCTTGTCCCGCCGCCTGCTTGAAGGCGCTGATGCATTCACCCACGATGTTACTGATCATACCCGGAAGCTTGGTCAAGAAACCGGTGATGTCATTGTACACCGTACTACCGAAGCTCTTAGCTCCGTTGATGAAGGTGTTGAAAGCACCCTTGGCATCATTGTACATGGCCTCGAAGAACTTGACCGTCTCACCCGGCAACTTCTCGAAGAAGCTGACAATGTCGTCAAAGACGGTTACCCCAAAGTGCTCAGACTCCGAGGCAAACTTATCCAGCTCTTCCTTGCCCTTGTTGTACATGTCCTCGAAGAACGAGGCGATGCGTCCAGGCAGTTGCTCGAACCACTTAACCACATCGTTGAAGGCGGTTTCGGCGAAGTCGGCTATGTCATCGCCGGATTCATCGCCCCACTTGACGATGTTGTTGTATGCTTCCTGAAGCCAGTTCTCGATCTCACCGGGCAGTTTCTCGAAGAAACTCTCGATGGCATTCCAGGCATCCACCGCCAGCTTGCCCAGTTCCTCGGCAGCTTCGATGTGCAGTCGGATGATGTACCCGAGGATGAACCCAATGGCATAGGCTATCTTGTCGGGTAGGTTAGTCATGAAGCTGGTGAAGGCACTCCATGCCGTACTGAGCCAACCAACTACCTCAGCTGGTATCTCCTTGAAGAAATCCAGGATAGTGCCACCGAACCGGTGGATGATCAGGATGATGATCCCAATGGGTCCCAGGAAGATGGCTAGGAGAATGTCCCAGTTCTTCTTAACCCATCCCACACCCGTCTCAAACCAACCGCTGATGTCCGTCCAGACGTCCTCGAAGAACTTCGGCAACCCAGCAAACCAGTGGATCGCATCCATGAATCCAGAGGCTATGGTCTTACCAATGTCGTTGATGATGTCGCGGAAAGTCTTGCAGTGTTGGTACAGCTCGTAGAAGGCGATTGCCAGCGCAACTACAGCTATCACCACCAGGACAATCGGGTTCGTCATGAAGCTGATCATTGTCTCGGACATGGCGACCTTGACGAAGTTCAACATCGATACGAAGAGCCGGAATGCGGCGATGGTTTGGCGAACTATCCCGATGAACTTGATGACCGTGCCACCGATGAGAACAATGGCGCCGATCAGGGTAAGCGCAGCACCAGCTATACCCAGGAATGCGATGATCGACTCTTGAACCCCAGCAGGCATCGAGATGAAGGTGTTGATCACCTTGGTGATGGTCTGTACCAAGTCACGCATGTACTTCTGCATGGGCTGACCGGCACCGATGAGCATGGTGTCGATGGAACCCTTAAGCTTCTGGATATCGCCGTTAAGGTTGTTCAACTTCTCGGCGGCGACAGATGCTGCGGTGGTCTTCTGGATCGAGGCAGCCATCTGATCGAAGCCAGATGCTCCAGCCTTGGTCAAGATCTCAGTAGCAGCAACCGCGCGACTATTGAAGATGGTCTTGAAGGCCATCAACTGCTGCTCTGAGGTTAGGTTCTTGGTCTTGTCCTGCAAGATCTGAAAGACACTTGCGAGGTCCTTGGCCTTGCCGGCAGAGGTGAAGAACTCGTTAGCGCCGGACTTGGTGATGATGCCCAGCGACTGGAGCTCAGCCTTAGCGGGCTTGGTCGCGCCGCCGAGGTCCAGCATGATCTGTCGAAGCTGAGTACCAGCTGAGGAGCCGACGATGCCTGCCTTACCCAATAGGGCGGTGGCGGTAGCCGTACTGTCAAGGGAGATACCCAGGGAGTGCGCGACGGAACCAGCGTACTTCATCGTCTGGGTAATGTCGTTCAGGGTCAGCACCGAGGAGTGCATCGCGCCAGTCAGCACGTCGGAGACGTGAGCGGCATCGGTGTTGCTAAGTCCGTAGGTATGGATAACCCCGACCAGGTCATCAACCGCAGTATCCAATGGGACTACTGCAGCGGAAGCCAGGTTAACCATGGCATCGGCCATACCGCCGATCATCTGCTTCGTGGTGACACCCGCCTTGGCGAGGTCTACGAAACCGTCGGCTATCTGTCCCGCGGAGAACTGGCCAGTCTTACCCAGTTCCATGGCCTTGTTACGGACCTCATCCATCTCCGCGCCACTATCATGGGTGACGGCCTGAACGTAGCTCATCTTGGTGTCGAAGTCTGCGGCAGCCTTTACCGCAACTCCGAACCCAGCGAGCATCGCCAGACCGGCACCCATGGTTATGGTGCCGACTTTCTTTAGAGAACCACCCGCAGCATCCAGGGCACCAGATGTCTCAGCACTAGAAGCCCTTATCGCGGCGAAGGCAGCAATAGCCTGGGCGGCATCAAGTCGTACCTGACCAGATATGGTCCCAAGCGATCCTGCCATCGGTCCTCCCTCTACTTATTCAAGAACTGCATGGGATCGGCAAATTTGCCGGGTCGAACTGGAGCTTCTTCACCCTCGAAGAACCTATCGAGGATTGCTCGCCGTTTCCACTCGGCCATTCGGGGGTCTGGGTCTTCCACACCATCGAGCTCGATCTCAATGCTGCGACCCCAGTAAGCTGCGGCCTGGTCAAGGCAGAAGGCGACATAGTCATCCTCCACACCCATCAGGTCACTCGGTCGGCAGCTGAAGGTCTGGGAGTCCCTGTACAAGTTCCATAGCGCTGTCCCGTTCTGCACGAAACTGCTCGACGTCAGTCGTACCTCCCGTGCAGAGCTGGAAGATGAAGGACTTGTCTTCCTCGTCGATCTCATCGACGTAGAGCTGGTCGGGATCGCGCTCCAGCTCCTCACCGTTCTTCATGGGGATCAGGGCGACGGTGGGTTCGGCGCAGACCGCGACGACCATCTTGTCGAAGAACTCGGCCATTTCTCGAAGGGCGTTCTGGTCCGTGAGCATGGAGGCCATCATCTCGCCGTCCAGCTCGTTGGGCGCCGGCGCGGCACCCTTGCCCTTGTTCACGCCCTTTTCTATGAAGGGCATCAACGCATTGGGGATCATCCCCAGCTTCATGAACCCCTGCATTCCGATCTTGCGGATGCGGATGTAGTTCCCCGACGGCAGCTGGTGGAGCGGGACCTCGTTGTTCTTCTTCCAGGCCGAGACACTCGTGGGCTTTGCGGTGTTGCGCTTGGCGGGGTTACCCGAACGGTTCGCGGTCATAGCCGTCTCCCGGAAGTTGTTGGTTGGTTGCTATTGCCCTTTTCGTCGCCTCAGCAAGCAAGCCACTCAGCAGTGAAGTATGTTGCGTCATTAGTCAATCAATGCATAAAATCAGTGAGCTGATTATGCTTGATGACAATGACCAACAACTTTCTGCGTGGCGCTGCCTCGGCATCACTTTCCTTCTCTAATGATCAAGAAAGTATTGTCATAGTCCGTCGCCCAATGACTAACTCTCCGTAGGTATCGTGGCTACGGACTATCGGGCGCACCTCGCGGTGTGGGACTAGTCGGTGATGGCAGTGATCGTGACGTTCTGGATGATGTCGTACAGCTTGTTGTTGTCCAGACGTCCGTAACCCTTGCCGCTGGTCTTGGACATCCAGAAGGTGCCGTTGTCCATCTTGCCGTCGATGTCGCCGGTCACCTTGCACCGGTAGACCACCAGGTGAACGTCCCCACCGGAGTCGGAGATCGCCTGCCCTTCGACCTCGAAGTAGGGACGGTCATCCGTCACCAGCTTCTCGAAGGTCTGGACCTCAGCCGAGCCAGTGCCGGTCTGGGTCAGGGTTCCGCCGACCAGGACCGCGTAGGCAGTGAGGGAGATGCCGCCCGCCTCCAGCTCCCACTCCACCAGGGGATTGTAGGAGTGAGACGCGACGTACCGGTCGTCACCGATGAGCTCGGCGTTCTGGTAGGTCTCCTTGAAGCTGAAGGTCTTGGAGACGGGCAGGTCGACGCCGGTGCCTCGTGCACCGGAGCTGTCCAGCGGGTAGATGACGACGTCACGAAGCCCGAAGGGCAAAGTGTTCGGCAGCGGGCTGCTGGTCATCGGAGTCCTTTCGTGTAGAGGGGTCAGCATACCTTTCGGTACGTATCAGATCCCCAGAGGAGAGATTGAAGGTGTGAAGGACTACGACGCCGGGCCGAGCTCCACACCTACGATGGCGGCACTTGACCTCCAGGACCATAGCTTCCAGGTCCAGTTTGCCATGCATCGTCCCGCCGCATCGAAGCTCGATCATGTGAAGCTCCCAGCGAGTCCGTAATCAATCGGGCATTACTGCTCGATGATTCTTACTAGGGTGAGGGGCCCTCATCCCTCACGATTCTCCGACCCAGGTAGGAGAAGCAAATGAGGGCCCCTCAGTCAAGCAAGCGCAGCTTGCTTACTGCGCGGCCGGCGGCTCGGTCGGCGTGGTGGTGCCGGTGGACGGCGCCGGGGCGGAGGAGGTGGACTCATCGGTCGGGTCGTCGAAGGAGATGTTGACGGACGCGGCGTCGCCGGCGACGATGTCCAGAGTGGCGGTCGCGGTCGGCAGCGAACCCACGGTCAGCGAGACCACCGCGGTGCCGAGACCGCCGAGGGCCTCGAAGGTGCAAGACAGACCGTCGGCGGACGGGGTGACGGAGACGAGGTCGGTGCGGTCCACGGTCCAGGTGCCGGGCTCGTCGGCCGCGTTGCCCTTGGAGTCCAGCTCGGAGACGTGGGCGACGATCTGCTGGCCGTCGGTGAGAGCGGTCATGGGTGGTGCTCCTTCTTCCGTGGTCGGGGCATCGAAGTAGATGCTCACCGAGGTGGCTACTACGGGGGGGTTGAGGAAGTTCAAGAAGTCCTTGGCGGTCTTCAGAACATCCTCATGCTCGCGGATGCTGTTCGCCTTGCCTTCCTTGTGGAAGGAAACCGCGAGCTCCAGCGCTAGGATGCGCTGGTGGTCTGTGTTCACTGGGTCGGGCTGCTCGTCGCAGCCGAGGAAGGGCCCGCGGTGGCCGCCGAGTCGGTTGCCGGCGCGTCGGTCGTGGTCTTGGGCTCGTCGACGTGCTTCTCGAACTCGCCGGGCAGGTTCTCGAGCACCGCGTCGGCAACGTCGTCCTCGACCTCGACCGCCTCGTTGTGGGGGAAGTGGAGCTTGGACTTGATCTCCACACCCCACTTCTCGAGGTCGGAGACGAGCAGCTGGCGGATGTTCGCGAGCCCGGTGTACTTGATCTTGGTCGCCATGGGTGGTCCTTACTTGGCTTGGGCGATTTGGAACCTGGCATACCTGAAAAAGGTCTGCAGGAGATTGTCTTGCAGGTCCTGGCTTGTCTCCAGATACTGCATGCCGACTAGCATGGGCGGTCGACCGGCAACTGAAAGCAATGCTGCCTTCACCGCATCGGCGATATCATCCACGGGACCGTAGTCCCCTTGGTCAACATGCATGAAGACTTGCAGGAACTGTCTGCTTGGTTGAAAGTTGTCCTCGTCATACATCCCTTCGTCAGTCTGATTGCCGAAGTGATAGACGAGATATGGCTTAGCTTGCTGTGCACTGAGTACGGAGCCCTGGAGAAAGACTCGACCGCTGACCAGGCCGGATAGCGTAGGGTCGGTCTTCAGTGTGGAGTATACCCACTCCCGAATCAACTGACTACCCACCACTACCACCTCCATCCCCGATCTGGGGGCCAAATTGCTCCAGTGTGGGCATGATGATGGCCCACATCCCGTTCTGAATGGTCTCGAGCCAGATTCCGTAGGTTACTGTGTGATACAGTGTCCATACGATGGCATCGCCATCCCACTCGACCTCAGTGTCCAGGCCATTCCGCGCATCGCCGGTGATGTCTTGCCAAGGTGCATTCTCCTTGGCCCAGTCCAACGCCTCGATGGCAGTCTTCAGAACATCCTCTTCGAGGTCATCCCGAAGTTCTATGAGGGCAGTACCAATCCCCTCCTCCATAGTATTGGTGAGGAAGATGCCACTGCCTTCATCAGCCACTCCAGGTCACCCGACTCTCATCCAGGGCGATGACCTGAGCTACGATCCGATCGGTGGTGGTCGGGTCATTGGTGCCCGGTTCGATGGCTTGGACTCGGTAGAAAGTCCCCGAGTAGTTGAGCTCATCCATCGGCAAGATGTTGGCGTTGTAGGCCCCGACCAAGACGTAGGGAATGGTGGGAACTTCGCCATCCGCCGTCGGGGTTACGAGGTCAGTCAGGCGCCGGCGGTAGGGTACCAGACGGAAGATCTGCGCCGGGTTAATGGCGGTGTAGACCGACTTCTGATACCCTCCCGTCGAGGTCTCGGTGAAGGTTGGGCGCTGGAGCACTATGGATCGGGCATCAGCGGCTATGAACGCAGCCATGACCTTCCGAAGTGCCGGCGCCATGGGTATGTCCACTAGAACCTCCTTCGCCTGATCTTACCGATCGTGGTTCGTCCGTCGGTGGGCCCGACTCGCGAGTTCTCGAACACCTTGATCATTGCCAAGGCTTGTCCCTGGAGGTCAGACATGTTCCGGGAGGCATTGCCTTCCGTCACGTTGACCATGGCCGCAGCCTGAGCCGCCTTCCACTTCCACACCTCGACTGCGGCGACCTGCGGGTTGTTGTTGGCATTCGCAAGTGCCGAGTTGAGCTCGTCGTCCGTGAACTGGGGCTCAGAGGAGTTGTCAAGCGGGACGACATCGTCGACATACAGCCGAAGAAGGTCCAGCGGCGCGGGCGGTGAGGACACGGTCAGCCCTTCGAGTCGTTTTCCTCGAGACGCTGGATCATGTCGGCCTTCTTGCCGTCGACCGAAAGGCCTCGGGTAGAGAGCTCGGCACGAAGCTCGTCGTTGCTGAGGGTCTCGTACGAGGGCAGCTCGTCGACCTCGTCATCGTCGTCCACGTCACCGTCGCCGTCGGTGTCCTCGGGCGCGTACCGGTTCAGCCACGCGGTTCGGACTCGGTTGTCCCTCCACCACGGGTCGTTGCTGACGTGACCTCGGTTGGCGTCGTTCTCCCGACCCTCGATCCTGAAGACCACGATGTTGTCGATGATCTCGTCCATCGGAGTCTTCTGAGGCTTCTTCGCCATGGTGCTTCCTTTCTCACTCGCGACGGCGGGTGTGGGTCCTAAGAGAATATCCCACACCCGCCGATCAGGTTGGTCAGGCGTAGATGGAGGGAACGGTGTACGTGGACCCACTGGTCACCTGCACGACGAAGCCGGCGCCGCGCTGACGGATGCCGGTACCGAACCCGCGCCGGTAGAACGAGTCGGTGAGCGGGTAGTCCGACCGAGCGCCGGGGATCATCTTCAGCCCCTGGTACGCCGGGTTCTTGTGCTCCCGGAAGCCGACCGGGTTCTCGAGGGAGAAGTCGCCGCCGGAAGCCAGGAAGGCCATGTAGCCCGGGGGAACGTACTGCTCCTCGATGATGTGCCACGGTCCGTAGGTGCCGATCTCCTCCGGAACCGTACCGGACGGCGCGCCCACGACCCCCGAGTTGAAGGGGATGTAGACCCCGCCGCCGTAGTTGGCGTTGGGCATGAAGTCGTACTTGGCGCCGGTGAGGACCTTGAACTGGCGCGCCAGCATGGCCTCCTGGGGGTTCATCATGACCACCAGCTGGGTGCCCGAGAGGACCGGGGTGTAGCCGTGCAGCTTCATGTCCGCCTCGACCGCGTCCATGGTGGGCGAGGTGAAGGTGGAGGCGGTGGCGAGGGAGTCCGTGGTGCCGTAGTGGTTGTGCGAGCCGGTGAAGGTGTTGTTCTTGTAGGGCGGCGGAACCTCGCCGTCGCCGTTGTAGAACTTGAACACCGTGGTGGGGATGTTGGAGTCGGCGACACCGGTTGCCAGGTTGAGCGGGTTGAACAGCGTCTTCATGATCTTGTTGAAGATCAGACGGTTGTCGGCCTCGAGAGCCATGTTGTTCAGGTTGCGAACCTGGTCGCCGCCGGCCTCGGCCAGGAACATCCAGGTGTAGCGCATCGCCAGGTCGTAGAAGGCGAAGTCGTAGCCCCGGTTGTAGTACGTGTACCCGCCGCCGGAGCGCGGCTGACCGTACTCGGAAGCGACCTCGAAGTCGACCGTGCCGGGGATGCCGACGTGCTCGAGCGGCTCGGTGACCTGGTAGATCAGCCGGTTCATCAGGGTGGTGCGCTGCTGGTTCCAGATCATCAGCGTTTCCTGGATCTCAGCCCAGATCTCGTTGAGGTTGGAGCCGTCGGCGGCCTGGACCAGGATGTCTGAGCGCTCGTTGTACCCGCCGCCGGTCTGGCCGGGGCCATTCGGACCGTCGTAACCGAGCAGCGTGGCCCACTCGGCGAGAGTCTTCAGCTCCCTTACGGTGAACTTCTTCTTCATCGGGTTGTTCCTGTCTCTCAGGTTAGGTGTGGGTGTGGATCAGATCAGAGCTGGGTGACCTGGGCCCGAACGACCAGGCGGTCCGCCTCGACCGTCCATCCCACGACGTTGGCATCGGTTCCCGCCGCCGGCGCAGTGGCCGTCAGGGTACCGTTCGAAGCCGCGTAGTACTTGGTGCCGGCGACCAGGCTGGCGACTCCGGTGATCTCACCAGAAGTCATGATGTCGACGGTGTCACCCGCCAGACCACCGATCGGGACACCCGAGTTGACCGCACCGGGGATGTTACCGAGGTTCGGGTACAGCGGGACGTTCTTGACCAGCACCCCGACGTACCCCGACTGCCCGGCGGTACCCACGACGACCTGGCCACTCGCGTTCAGCGAGACTGCGGTCGGCCCGAAGTGCCCCGCCGCATCGAACGTGAGGTCGGCCGCGAGGGGAGCCCTGAAGCCACCCGCGATCGGCTCGTACTTGTCGTACTTCGCTGCCATGATGCTCTCCTGAGGTGTTATACGCGGCCGTTGAGAGCCGGGTACCGTCGGTTCAGCTCTGCCCGGCGGGCGGCTGTCTGCTCAGCGGTCTGGTTGCCGTTACCCCCGCCGAACTTGGAGCCACTGCGGACCTGCTGCTGTTGCTGGTTCTGGTCGCCGGTGGCCGCGCCCTTGTAGTGGGGCTTATCCTTCAGCAACTGCTTGACTCGGCGGGCGAGTTCCTTCTCGTCGATCTCGACGATGCTGGGGTCTTCCTCGTCCTGCTCCACACCGAGGTCATCGAGCACCTCGGCGCGCATGGCATCGGTCGGGTCGGCGAACCCGGCCTTGGTGGCGGCCTCGAGAACCGCGCCCCGGATCGCCTGGGTCTTGTAGCCGGTGATGAGCTTCTGGGCCTTGGCTTCCAGGGTCGTCTTGTCCCCGGTCAGACGTTCGACGTCGGACTTTTCGGCATCGGCCCGGTCCTTCTCGGCCTTCTCGAATGCCTTGACCTTGGCCTGGAGGATCTTGCGGTCGCGGCGCTCGCGATCCAGGGCAGTCTTCAGGCCCTTGGAAGCGCCATCGCTGCCAGATTCCTCACCCTCGCCTTCCCCGTCTCCCTGACCCTCTCCCTGCTCTCCGTCGGTAGAGCCCTGGCCTTCGCCCTGGCCCCCTTCGCCGGTGCCCTGACCCTCGCCAGTGCCGCCTTCACCCTCGCCATCGAACCCGATGATCCTCGGAAGGTTGGCCAGCCACCACTTTGCCGCGATCTTCATCATTCAACCTCTCTAGAGCCTCACGCCCTAGCTAGCTGATACCTTGGCCGGCGGCCTCGCGCCGCGTGCCTGCTTACCCACTGGCTGGTTGGCTTCTGTGCCACCCGACTCATTGGGCTTGTTCTTGTTGTTGCTGTTGTTCACCCCGCCATTCTTCGGCTGGGTTACCTGACCGGGCTGGTTGGGGTTAGGCGGTGGCGGCTTAGCGCCTGTTGCTGCCGCAATCGCGTTGTCCTGCAACCCGAACGGTGCGCCCTCCGCAGCGTAGGTGGCCTTCTTCTCCTGCTCGGCATCCAACTGTGCCTGGATGTCGGGCGGGAATTCGTAGCCCAACTTCTGCATCTCAGAGCGATAGTACGTTGCCGGGATGATGTCGCGGTCGAACATGTTGTTGAGCTCGTTGATTCGACCAGTACGGTCGGTCGGGAGCTTGTCGCCGATGCTGACTTCGATGTCATCCGTGAACGTGCGACCTTCGTATGCCTGGTTCCAGTTCTTCCAGTCATAGAAGATCTGGTTGAGACGGTCTATGCCCGACTTGTCCCGCTCTTCGAGCTTGGCAAGCGTGGGCATGAACTTGATCGCCATGGCGATCCCGGAAGAGGCGGTCTGGACATCAACCCGGCCCAACGCAACGTCGGACAACCCGCTGGCTTCCCGAATCTTCGACTCGAGATAGTTGACGTGGTCCATGTTGGGCTTGACCGATCCCACACCCTCGACCCGTCTGAAGTAGGAACCGGCAGTACCGAGTTCCATGACCTCACCGGGCCCGATCTTCCAGTGTGTCTTGTTGCCCTGCTCATCGACCGGCGGACCGCCATCGGTGGCATAGACTCCAAGACCCTCGAGCGACAACGCAGTGCCCTGGTCAGAGGTTACCTGACTGATGCCCTGCGAGATACGCTCAAACCCCCTCAGATCCGAGAATCCATAGGGGCCATCATCCCAAGGCAGGTTACTGAACCAGTACACCGGGATGGTATCGATCGGGTCGGGAAGCGTTTCCTTGGCGATGGGAGTCGAGATCAGAATTCGCTCCTCCTCATCCCACCAATCAGCTTCCAGACTCCAGACCCGTTCGGTACGGAGGACTTGGCGCTTACCTTCACCCTCATCATCGTACCCAGGCGAAAAACTCTCGATCGGAGCCGAGGCGTCGCCATCTTCGCCGTCCTCAGTGGAGTACCAGTACAGCAACTCCTTGACGGCCTTCTCACCCCTAGTTACCGGGTTGTCCACCAGCTCGACAAGGTGAGCACGCATAACCCGAGTGCAGTCATCGGGATCGGTGTCCAGAATCACCTTGCAGGGATGAACTGGGGTGAGCGAGAGTCGCTTGCCGGCGGGCTTCGACGGATCTGCAGTCATGTGCAGAACATAGTCGCCGCGGGCCACCCCAGTATGCTTGGCGGTGTGGAATCGAGAGTAGAACATCTCTCGATCGAGGAACTGGGTCAACGCCGTTGCCATGGGACTGGGCTTACCCAGCTTCGGAGCGATCGACAGACCCTTGAGGTAGTAGTAGGCGGTCGTATCGACGACCGTACGTGGGTTCGGAACGAAGATGGGGAACTCATCTTCCAAGAACCTCACCATGTACTGAGTTGAGTCATTCCAGTACATCTGATCGTACTTGGTGTACGCGTTGCAGCGATCCCGGTCCTTGGGCGGCATCCACCGATAACCATCCACACCACCGAGAGCGAGTGCGTTGGCATACGGGCTGCGTTCATCATAACCGAGACTTACCATTACCGCCTCCCTCGATTCTTGCCGATGGATGATTGCCTGGACTGTCGGGTCAGCAGTCGACCCTCCATGTAACCCTTGAAGAACCGCCCAAGTGCCTCAGGACCGTGGTTGTTGGTATCCAGAGGAATCTCGGAGTCACTCTTCTGCTCGCTGCGAGTCTCGGGCCAGCGATAACCCTCCTTCATCTCCCAGATCAGATCAGTGCAGCTCCGGTCAACGAACAAGTCGGCAACCTTCTCCGGGTGACCATCAGGTAGATGGACCGGACGAAGCTTCAGCGCACTACGGATCAAGGAGAGCCGGGTCTTGATTTCCCCGCCGGTGTTGTTGTTCGTGGTCTTGTTCAACACCCGACGAAGGATGGAAGCATCGTCAGGCGAAGAGGGGTCGACATAGATCGTCAACAACTTCGAGGTGAGTGGATGGTTCTTGAAGACCTCGGTGGCGATGTCGTGGGTATCGCGAAGTCGGAATCTGTGCTCCCCGATAACGTATACCTTGCCGAACTCATCCACTTGGATCCAAAGCCAAACCCAGTCGTTCGTGTAGCCGAAGTCAACCGCAGCGAAGAGTGGCCACTTGCGATTGTAAGTGAAGTCGCCGACGTGATCGTCGTTGTCCCACTCCTTCATGACTCGGCCGATGTTCTCAACGAACTCAGCACCGTACTGGCGCTTGAACTCGTCATCGGTCAGGTCATCCCTGGCTTCTTGTATCTCGGGGTCATCATAACCCCCGGGAAAGACGATGTCGTTCGTCCAACTCGGCATCTGCTGAGACCACCACGTTCGCTTCGTGGCATCCTGTCCTCGGTTGTAGAGGGAGTACAGCAGCGAGGTGTCAGAAGCACCCTCAGGAACCCCCGAGGTAAAACTCCAACCGCGCTTGTCGGAGAGAGCCGGGCGTACGTAATCGCCCCACATCTTGCGCTTCTGTCGACCACCCTCGACGATCAGCACAAAATCCAGGCCCTCTCCGACAAGGCTCTCCGGATGCCGAGCAGACCGGCACTGGAGGTCGAAGCCCCACTTGGTCTTGATATGCATGTTGCCGTTGTCAGGGTTGTTGGTGAATTTGCTCGAAAGCGCCTCCACACCCAACTTCTTCAGCGAGTCGTAGATGACCCGGAACTCCTTCTCGCAGTCCGAGTACTCCGGGCCAATGATCCACCCGATCTGAGACTCGCCGAGGAAGTTCTTGACGAACGCCATGCACTCGGCCTCTTTGGCCCCGCAAAGAGTCTTGCCCCAACGACGACCGTTCACCAGCACGCGGTGGCGCGCGCCTTGATAGTGAACGATTCGCTGACCCCTGTGTGGACGGTAGTCAGTTTCATCGAAGTAGATATCCTTGCGGAAGATCTTACCTTCGGGGACGCGAATGCCCGAGGCGGTTCGAGCCACTACAGCTCATCCTCCTCGGGCTGAAGTCCGTCGGGGTATTCCACCCCGATGATCTCGGCCAGCGGGATCTTGCCGGTGTGAGGCAGCCAGACTGGCCGATCACCGCTAGCAGGTCGAAGCCCCATCATCTGACGGTGATCTTCGAGGCTGATCCACGGGTTTTGCTGCCTGGGATCGCTGGTGTCACCGACGGTGTAACCGAGGCGAAGTTCGTCAGCCGCGGTTATGGCATCCTCACCCTTAGGCTGGAGAGAGTTCGTGGTGTACAGTGCACCGCCGTATTCCGAACCCAGGTACTGGGCCGGGGTCAGCTTCTGATAGCCGCCGGTTGGCATTCGAACCTCCTTAGAACCATGTAGGGTGTGGACCACAATCGGTTAGTGCAACAACGACCATCGGGATCTCGGGCAGTCGATGTCTGAGGTCGCCCTCGGATGGCCCGATGAGCCCGCTCGGGTGAGTATGCCAGATGGCCACTTCCTCAGCATCCCCGACATCATCCAGGGCCATCCGAAGGTCTCCCGGCTCGATCACATAGCTGCCCGAGTGCAGTGACCGATTCGGAAGTTCGATGATGTAGCTCTGCTTCCTGCCCACCCATCGGGGACAGTCCATCAGAATGCCGCATGCCTCAACTGGGGCTCGAAGGTTCCCCAGCAGGTGAATCTCCGGTAGAGCTAGCTCCAGGGTCTCGAGGAGGCGCGAAGTCCTCATACGTCAGCACCCCCTTGGAGATGAGCAACTGGCGCAACTGAACGTCGACCGCATTGGCAATGACCATCCGAGGTTGAACCTTGGGCTGCTGCTGAGGATCATCTAGTGTCTCGAGTTTGCCAGTCTCAGAGAACTTGTGATGAGTCGCGCGGTTATCCTCAGCTATCTGGTGTGGGACTCGTTCGACCCCGCAGATCTTGCACCGGTCGTTACTCATCGTCATCCCACTCACCATCCACGTCGAGAACGTCGGCGTCAGGTGTTGCAGCGCCTCGAACCCCGAAGTGAGCGGCAGAATACCCGCGCGGGAGGGCTCGAATATCCGGATGATCATCATCCATGACTGGGTTGACCATCACCGCACCCAGGATACCCTGGAGTTTGACCGAGACGTCAGTGGTAGTCGGCTGAACCGGCTTACCAACAACGTGTTCGACCAACCACTTCGCGGCGTCGAGCTTGGTGGCAGCGGGTACCAGCGGCTTGCCCTTGTCATCGACTTCCTGATTACGGAGCAGGTGCTCGATAACCCCGATGGCAGTGGTTGCCTGCTGGTCAAGTTGACCCTTGAGCAGCATCTTGTACCGGCTTTGGATGCGCTCCATCACCGCGCGCGGCATGAAGGAGGGGGGTTTACCGCGAAAACCGCCCTTGGCATCTCTGGTACGGCCTCGAGCCAGTTCCTCGAGGTCCCACTCATCGATCGGCTTGCCCGCCCAGACCTCGAAGTCCTCATCCGAGACCTTGCCACCCCTGAAGAGTTGCCGGCGGGCCCTCGACCTCACCTGGCGAGCTGTCAGTAGCTTGCCCTGGGAGTTTCGGGGACGATCGTCATCCTCCGGCTCCGGGCCAGCCTTGACGTTACGAAAGTCGATCACCCTTGGACTCAAGGGTCTCAGACCGGGCATATCAACCTCCTCTTCGGTATCTACGACACCACCGAAGCAGACCGGCGGGGAGGGCTAAGCGGGACAGCATGCCCTTGCGGTCTGCTCCGGTGGAATCATGTTGATGATCGCATCTACCGGGTGATCGTGTCAACCTACTCTGACCGGCTGGCCGATCACTAGATTCCTGTAACGGTTAAGCATCCATCTCGAAGCGATGCTTGACTTCATCTGAGTGAACCTCATGGGTGCAGCGAAGCACCCGGGGTTCGAGGTCGACAGCGAAAGGTTCAGTTCGGATGGCATAGCCGCACCTGACTCGAGGTCTCACGTTGTGGTTCTGGTCATAGTGATCCAGGTGATACCTGACCAACTGCAGAACAGTCATATCGGGCTGGGATCCCATGTCGAGGGCGTGCTCTTCTCCACACCCGACCAGGTCTTCGTAGGTTATTGCCGCCACTTCGCCCTCTTCATTGAAGTCGAGTCGCACTGTGAAGGTTGAGAGGTCCTGTGCCATGAGTTGTTTGCCTCTCAGCAATTGGACGAGCAGGCAGCATTGCCGCAGTCTCTGACGCCGTGGGCAGTCGGCTCACCGCACCCTGCGCACTTGTGGGAGTCGGTGTCGCACAGCGGGCAGTATATCACCGTCGCACCAACCAACTCGACCCCAGGCATCTCCAGGACCTGCTCGGGCGGCGCCTGATCGACCATCATGCGGCGCATCGTGTGAGGCTTGTGCCGCTTGAAGTACTCCCGATCCATCCGCTCGAGCAGAAGCGTATCGTCGACGTACGGGGTCAGGTAGGTCGGGTACTCGCCGGTAACCTTCTCATTCTCCGAGGTGGAGGTGTAGGTCTTCGGCTTGCGCTCCCGTCGCTCGGCGATGAAACAGCCAACGATGAGCCCAAGGGTGCCGACGGCTATGAGAGCCGCGATGTAGTCCCAGAACATCAGTTCTCCCCGGTGGTGACGAACACGTTGAGCGGACCGTGGCCGAACAGTAGATGGATGAACAGATCCCACTTGCTGACGTGGACGGAGTGCCGGGCGATCGGGCTGTCGATCTTCCGACGGAAGCTGAGGGTCCGAGTGCCCACCTCGGTAGTGACCCAGAAGTCCAGCGCCTCGGAGAACTTCCTCCCACACCGAAGGCAGGTGGTGTACAGCTTGCCGTCGGTCTGGTCGAGCATGTCCTGGGTGATGTGCTCGTCCGGCTCGCAGTGGTTTATGGCCGACGCGATCTGGTCAACGTCGGACAAGTTGATGCCGCAGCCGGAGCACCGGGGCACCCTGATCATCCGACTCAGCGGTCCGCTGAACTCGATGGCCATGTACTCGCCATACTGGTGGTCGCAGTCCGCCGCGGCGAAGGCGAACCTGCCCTCTTCGTGTGGAGGCAGCTCTTTGGGGCTCATGTTTCAGTCCTTGTTCAGGTCTTCGATGGTGGAATGGATGGTGTGGCCGATGACCTTGTCCTTGCCCGTGAGGTAGTCCGGGCAGGTGACCTTGTCAGCATACTCGGTCACCAGATCGCGGTCCGGGTCGAGGTCGCACATCGGAACCCGGCAGCACTGGGTCGGACAGGTGAACGACGAAACCCCGACCGGCACCAGGTGGACCGTCTTGGGCTCGATCTTGTCGAACATACCCGGTACTGGCTCACGGCGGTAACGGGAGTTAGACTTGGGCTTGCCGGTGATGCCGGCGAGATGGTTCAGGTCGATCGGAGTTGTCGCCTGAACCGTCTGGATCGACTTCATGACCTCATGGGTCGTGATGGCATTCAATTTGGCGATCGTCTCCACCCGCTCGAGCAACCCGGGTGTGGGAACCGCATCGTGGTGATCCTCGGGATGGTTGTCGTGGATCCACCAACCCCCGGTCGGGCAGTCCTGCCACCAGATCTTACGGTTGCACTCACCGCACTTGCTGAACACCGTACCCTCATCCGGCACCGGCATGCAGTAGCCGCACCTCTGGTTACGATAGCTGTACGGGTGACCGGTGCCGCTGCAGTGCGGGCATTCCGGCGTGATCCAGGTGGGGTGCATGCTGTGGGCCATGGTCGACTCGCCGCCGGGCGGAAAGTCCTTGACCCTCTTCGCCTCAGCGGAGGCCAGCTCATCGGCACTAATCCCGTACCGGTCGAGGAAGGTCTTCTGCTTCCACTCCTGGTGGCTGATCTCAGGATGAACCAGGTAACAGTGGTGTTCGATGGAGGCCAAGCTTTCAGCGGCTGCCGCATACAGCGAGGCTTGGTTCAGGTACGCCATGGGGACTGATGGGAGCTTGGGCATGAAAGCCGCATGGCCCTCAGCCACGCCCTGCTCAAAAAACCAGTCACCGTGCCTCAGGTTATCCTGGGCACGGTGGCGGTCATCGTCGCCGTGGGTGTTTGTGTCATCGGTCATAGCATCACTATACCGACCTAGTTCGCCTCACCCAAGGCTCTAAGCATAAATACTATCCCCCAGCTGCAGCTTTCTTCCAGCGCATCTTCAGGGGATGACCATCCGCATACTGCCAAGGTCTATCTGCGAACAACGCCACCAACGCCAAGACACCATGAGTAAGTGCCTTGGCTGAGTCCACGTCCACCAGTTCCTTCGCCTTATCGTAGTGTTCCACACCATCCAACTCAGTCCTCCCCATTCAGGAACCGGTAGTAGCGTCGCGCGGTCTCGAGGATCCACTCAGGCCCCGGAGCATCATTCTGAGCCTCAGTCACGAGGTCATACCCCTTCATGGCCATCTGAAGAGCATAGACCCTCAACTGAGTCTCTTCTCCGTCACCCTCGATGTCCATCTCCAGGTCATCCATCGGAGGGTCATCATCCCAGCTCCGACTGCCCCCCATACGACCCCTACCAGTAGGCTCTGCCATTTGCCTGTTCATCCATTCCTGAGCCTGGTGTGCGGACATAAACCGGTGATTACTCTCCCCGCCGGTGCATCGCTCACACCCAATAGGTTCCCCGTGGTTACGCTTGTGGTGTCCACAAGTAACACAGTGGGTCGTATCAGCCATCCCACACCCTCATGAGGTCGTCATCGGTTCAGCTTGACCCTATCGGGTAGGACCGATCGCACTCAACCCCACGGTTACTAATTCGTCACCATGGACTAATTGGTGACAACTTCCGAGCTAGACGGCGACGGACTCATTGAGCGAGTCGCGGAAGCGGAATCACTCGGTCCAGTTGACCCCACCGGCGGCGCACTTGGCGGTGTAGGCTGCACCGGCTGGGTATGCCTGTGGGACGGGCGGATAGGCGCCACCGTATGTACGGGCGGCGGCACATACACAGGTGTCACGGACACCGTCGGAGTCATCACAACGGTCAATTTATGCCTCGCCGGCGCACTATAACTCGGCATGACCCCCTGGGAATAACTCGGCACCACCTTGGCCGATGCCTTGTGTGTGGGCCCATACGTCAGCGGCGGTCCGTATGACGGCTTGGCCGAGACCGACGGTGTCGAACTAGTCGTCGGCAACGAAAATCCCTCCCAAGCCCCCCACTCCACACCCCCGATAAGCGCCAAACCGAGTACCAACGTCACCAACGGGGTCGACGGTTTCCCAGTTCGAGGCTGTATAAATGTCCGCCTCACGGGCTGGGATATTCGAGATGTCTTTCTCACGACGACCTCATCGGACGGTAGACCACGATATGACTCGGCAACACCTGAAGCACGAGGTCACCCGGCTTCATAGCATACGCGGCCGTACCCATCGGAATCCGGTGGATAAACGCAGTGTGGTTCCCCGGAATGAAGAAGTGAGCCCCCGGAAAGTTCGCCGGCGAGGGGCTCTCAGGCGGCGTTACCTGGGGTTCCACACCGGGGCCTGCCGCAGTGAGCCTCCGCGGATTCCTCGGATGAAGATCCTTGTGAACCCTGCACAGCAGGCAGTGAGTCGCTGACGGCTGCCTCGCGGCGACTCGCTTAGCGGGCGGTGGCCCAAGCGGTTTACTCATCTCATCCTCCGGTTGATTGTAAGCCAGTCTAGCCTGACTAGATCGGTGATACTCAGCGCTACGATGCCTAACTGCCTCATAATGTCCTCCACCACTCCTGCAATGGGGACATCTAGGCCGTTTTCTAACGGCACCAGCGCTTATACTGTACTTGTGGCACTTACGACCACCCTCACAGACCCACGTAGCACAGATTATACAACATGCCGCGGGATTGCTCGAGTCAGTGTCACGAAGGTCAAGGTGCCGGGTCATAGGGACCGGGATAGAGTCGGACTCCCATCCGACCCAACTGGGCATCCAGCGTGGCGTGGACATAGCCGGCCTCGATGAATGTCGTCAGGATCAGCTCGGTGTCCCACATCGGGTGGAGCGTGAGGTGCCATTTGGGGTCATCGGATAGCCCCTTTGCCGAAGCCAGCAGGACCTGTAGACTGTAACCGTGCTTCTGCTCATCGAGAGATGGCGTAGTTGCTGTTTGAGTCGAGCGATCGCCTTCGGCCAGGATGGCCATGATCCGCTGGATCTGGTTCAGGTTGAGCTTGGCGAGGAGCGCGGCGGGGAACTTGAAGCCGTGGTTCCTCTGGATCAGCATGTTGGCGGCGCGTTTCAGCTCGAGTTGGGTCATGGATCCATCATAGGGGGGCCAAATGACAGTGTCAAAATCCGGCTGCCCGTAATTGAGGGGGCAATACGTGGATCAACTTTTTGGTAGAGACCGCTAGATGTGGCACCGGATGGTTTGTGTATGGTGTAAAACGGACATACCGGATTATTCTCCCAGGGGGTTCATACCTACCAGTAACGACCTAACCAACCAAAACGGACGTTCTGACGGATTCATCCATAGATCCGACATACATCCTACAACGACTATCGCGCCACATCTGGGATACAACCGACGATTCCATGGATAACACCTATATCAGACATCCGGTTGACTCCATGATGATACCTGTATGGACATGCGATCAACCACATATATACATAGGATACATCCATGCATATTACCAAGTCATTACCAACTATATACCAAGATGATATGCATAGTATATACCAGAAACAATGCATATACATCGGGTCAATACCTATACTACATATCCCCATATCCTGCATCCGGATATCCTATAGGTGTCGCGATTGCATGTGCACCCGATATCAGATCGTAAGTGACTTCCATATCCAACCTGATTGTATGTAGGAATCATTATGTTGAGTCGCTTGATATATCGAGTCATTAATCAAACCAAAATGATTACGGAAACATATAGAATACATAAAGGTGTTAGGTTATATCCCAATAACCCCATATATAACCCCCGGCATATATAACCCCCGACACATATAACCCCCGACACCACTAAGGGCGCGATATGCGCCCCCGGTGATTGTCAAGGTGTTATCGGCAGATTGCCTCGTACCAGTCATTCTGGTCGTTGGCAGTGCCATCCCATTCCAGGTGGCAATCGGCATTCTTGCCGGATGTCTCGGTCGCCTCCTTGAGTTCCTGCAGTTCCTGTGCATTCGGCTTGCGGATGGCATCGATGCAGCGGATCAGTGCCGTCCCCGACTTATCGCCGGCGAGGCAGGTGTCAACCCCCTGCCGCGAGATCTTGTACTGGTCGATCATGTTCTGGCTGGCGTCGATCCAACCGTCGTTGTAGGTCGCGATCTTCGCCGGCTTGGAGGTCGCCGCATCGGCGCAACCGACCATCGCGGCGCAGAAGAAGGGCAGCAAGATCACCCCGGCGATGATCAGGACGATGGTGTGGACCTTGGTCGGCCGGCGCCTACGGAGGGTGGTGACCTTAGTGGTGGCGGTGGAATTGATGATCGTCATGGCGATCAGTCCTTTCGGCGCATCGGGTTGATGTAATAAATATACCACCCCATCGCCACGTCGTCAAGGAGGCAAATCAACGGATTTTAACGCCGTTCTGCGGCTTGATCATCCTGGGATCAATGCCAGCATTCCCCAACGGTCAAAACGCCGTCAGAGGACTCCATAGGAGCCCCCGGCGGTTATTAGTCGAGTCCCATAAGGGTCATAAGTTCGTCGACGGTTGGGGTTTCGTAGCAGTCCTTGCACATCGGATCGATCTCGATGGAAGCCGGTGCCGGCGCATCCTTGCCGCAGATACCGCAAGGAACCGGCGCGGCGAGGGGAAAGTAGGGATAGGGTGCGGGATTCGAGTCAATGCGGTGGTTGGTCATGCCTTAATTCTACCACCTCATGGCGACGGAGTCAAGGAGGCATTCCACACCATCCTGCGGCTTGATCGCGAGCCAGCCTATGCCAGCATACCTCAGCAGGCGATCATGCCTCAGACACACCACTGAGCCCCCGTGAGGGGGCATCAGCGGTTCAGATCAGAGTTCCTCGATGTCCTCGTCGTCGTCCTCGAGCATGGCGGCGATTTCCTCGTCGGTCGGGCCGGTCGCCGGCTTGTCGTCGTCCTCGTCGATCTCCTCATCGTCGTACTCGTCGTCAGAGAGAGTCAGCGGGTCGACCCCAGTCGGCTTGACGAGTTCGGCGATGGAGGGCTTCGCCGGCGCCTTGGCGGCCTCCAGCGCCTCCTTGCGCAGCGCCTTCGCCTCGTCCTGGGCGACCTCCCAGGCCTTGAAGCGCTTCGCCATGGCGGTGATCTCGCGCTTGTTGTAGTCGAGGGCGTAGCGGCTTCCCTTGCCGACTACTGCCTTGCCTCCGCCGAGCTCGTCGCGCAGGAACTTCCGGATGATGCGAGTAGCAGCCTTCTTGTTGGTGTCGACCGCCTCGTCCCCCATGATGGCAGCGGCGAGGGTGGCGGAAGTGTAGGTCGTCATTCTGATCAGTCCTTCGGATCGTCGGGCGTCGGGGGCGATTCCCCCTTCGTCGATAGGTAAATACTATGCCCTCACGGGGCGCGGGTCAAGGTGACGGAAGGGTATCGACCAAGATCTTTTTGGCAGTTATATGACGCGCATGCACGTATACCACCTCCACACCATCATGGCAAGGTCATCGGCGACATTGTTACAGAGCCATACTCGGCGATCTGAGGCATGATCATCCGTCGGCGTATGCTAGCATTCCTCGGCAAATGATCTAGCTCTCAGCCCCCGTCAGGGGGCGTCGAGCGTTTTATCCCTATCGACGGCGTTCGGGGTCAATCCACC